CGCACGGTGAACCATTCACGCGCCTCCGTATCGCCAGCGGCGACATAGGCGGTCTTGCCGCACTTGTCGCACACGTATTTCGAGTAACCGTCAGACTTCACTATCCAATCCTTTCAAAAGTGAAACAACCAAGCGAAGGCAACTGCCTCCACGTGCCGCCGAAATCCACGGAAGGGTCAACACCAGTCGTGTTCTGGACCACGTATCCGATCGGAAACCCGATCCGCCCGGAAGCGCCGTCGCCGACATGCGCGCTGATGACACCGTCCACGCTCACGATCGATGAACCGTCCACCCTAACGCCACCAAGCACGTCCGTGGACGCTTTCGGCAACGTGTAGGCGTTCGCGCCCCGTTCGACCGAAGCGAGCTTCGACCGTTCGGAATCGGTCATCATGCCCGACTTGGCACTGTCGGCCACGGTCTTGGCCGCATCGGCGACGTTCTTCGCATCCTCGGCGGTCTGATTCGCCTTGCCGATCTGCGCCGCGAAACCGGAAGCCGTCTTGTTCGCCGACTCGGCGACCTGCCTGACGGCATCCAAATCTTCGGAAGCGACCTCCGCGTTGATCGTGCTGCCTGAAATTGATAGGCCACGGCCAGCCGTCAAAGACACGCCACCGCCAGTCGAACCCGAAGACGAAGAGGAAGAGGAACTCGTGTAATTCGAATATTCCGTCTTCGAGGAAGCCGCGTCGCCAACCTCATACGATACGGACAGCAATCCGCCAGACAGTTTCACGATCTTCTTCAACACGACGGCAGTAACCGTCAGACCGGTAACATGATCGCAGCCCGCAACCCTATCGCCAACATCCAAAGACAAGCCGTCATGCACGGTCACATCGAGAGCGCCAGCGCCCTGCAAATCCTGCAACTGCTTCTTCGTCTGCTTGTCCAACTCGTCCTTCTCGGCGGACGAATAATCATAGACCGCGGCGATCTCGTCACGACCACCGAACGTGCGCGTATTGGACACCTTGCCGGAACTATCCGCATAATAGTGGACGACCAGACGATTCCTCAAATCACCCTTGCCCAAGCCGATCATATGGTTGGTACGCCGGTAATCCTTCGTGATGGAAAAATCAACCAGATCGGAATCGACCGTATCATCATGGGCGACAATCGGCTGGGCATACATCCATACCGTGCCGTCAACCTCCTGAAACATGAGTTTCAGATCATTCGCCGCCAGCATCCTGCGGATGCCATCATACGCGGTGCAATACCTGTCGAACTGGAACGTTGGAATCGTCTTCGTGGAATCCGCGCGAACCTTGAACACGTCAGACAAGCCAATACGGGCCAACAGGTTCGACAACACCTGATTCACGGGGCCGGACACCTTCAGATAATCCTGCCCCGAATCAGGCTGCAACACCTTACCGGCCAACATGCCATGCCAACTACGACCGGAATACGTGACCACACTCACGCCATCCGACAGTTCGTCCTTCATATGATCGACGATGCCGCCAACCTCGGTCCCGTCAACATAGACAAGACCACGGTCGGGCAACACGGTACCGTCATACAACGTCAGTTCGAAATCATTCTCACCCGACCCCCACGCGCAGTCAAACAAGCAATCCGAAACCGCATGGAACGGCACGCCATTCTCGTCAGCGCAAATCAAATCAACCAAGTCGGGTCCCCATTCTCCTCGACGACCGTCAGATCAAAACCGAAACCGGAACCCAACTCGACCACGCTCGAACCAGCCGGAATAGGTTGGAAAACATACTGTCCACGATTCAAACCGGAACCGCGCACACCCCACGAAAACACATTCCGCAGAGAACCATCCGCACCATGCAGCATGATCGACTTCTTCAACGAATCAACCGCCACGCAAGCGCCAGCGGGAACATCACCATTCAACCGGTACACGTTCCCGCCAATCGTCAACGACGGATTCGAAACAGCCCCATATATGACCAGACGAAACGGCATCGGAACACGCATACGATTAGACACCATGCATGACGGACACGAAACAGCCAGATCATAACCCATGTCGGTCGGCAAATCCAAGCCAGACGCGGCAGACCCGGACACAGGCTGATACGACACAGTACCGGCATCATGCCGCCACACGCCATCCAACAAGACGAACGAAAGCGCACACACCGGGTCGGAAGAACCAGGATGCGAGGAAGCCTCGGACTTCACCGCATAACACGATTGAGTCCAAACCTCCCCCGCACCATTCACCGCCTCCAACCGTCCCGGCTTGCCTACGGCCAGATCAGCGTCAACAGCCCGCATGAACGAGTCGAACGCAGCCGCATCACCATAATGCACGTCAACGGAAACCTCCCGACGTTTCCTCGAAACGCCAGTCAACCCGCCGTTACGCACCGTGTAATCCCATTCACGGCCACGCAACTCCAACGCGCCCTCGAAATCAACGGTCTCATAATCCGACACGTCGAACCGTTTACCGGTCAGACCACTCACATACGCAAGCTCACCTGCCACGGCTGGCCTCCAATACATCACGGACGAAATCACGCTTGCTAGGCCAAGGACTGCTGTTACGGCTGATTTCACCGCCGATACCATCACGGAAGCCCGCAACCTCACGACGCAGCTCGTTCACGGCGGACACCAGTTCACGATCATCCCGTGAAGGAATGTTGACCGTGATGGATGTGGCCGAATCCAACATTCTCTGGACCCTGCCACCAGAAGCGTAGGCGTTACGGCTCATGTCACGCGCACTACGCGCATACGACGTGCGAGCCTGCGACACCGCCCTGTCCAGATCACCGGTAGCGTTCAACACGTTCAGGAAATTCGGGCCGACAGTACGATCAAGCTTGCTCGCCGCAGCGGCACGAATAACATGCTCACCGCTCGACAACCACATGGGAATCGAATCAGACGTGCCAGTACCCGGCCCGCTGATACGACCACCAGTAGCCTTATGACCAGCATTCGCAATACCCCTAGCAACAACAGACGCATCAAGCGTCACACTCTTGCTTTGAATGCTGTTCCACTGCCCAGCGAGACCTGCAACAGCATCATATCCGGTCGTGGAAGCGTCAAGACGACTTCCCCACCATGTAGGCACGGAGACAATCTGGTTTTTCGCATCAACCGCCACAGCAGACGTATTGCCAATACCAGCGAAAAGCGTAGGCCAATTATGAGGCACGTTCTCAATATTGCCCTTCGCTATCTGCGCTATAATACTAGCCCTATCAACAGCGTCGATCAGCGTTGGAGCACCCTGACGGACACTGTTCACCGAAAACTGCGCGCTAGCGACACCGCCCTGCGTATTATCAGCTGCCGTAATAGGAACATCCACAGGCGTCTGCTCGACGGCATGCAGATTATTCTTCGCACTATCAACACCGGATTGCGTCTTATCCAAAGCATCGATGAGAATCTGAATCTGAGCGTCGGTCAGCCCACTGGCACGAAGCTTCTGCTTGACGGCATCCAACTTCGGGCCAGCCTCATCCTTGGCGAGAATATTGATCTCAGCCTTCGTCAGACCGAACCCCTTAGCCAAAGCCGTAGCGTTCTTGATCTTACCGGAAGCGTTATCCTGAGCGTCAAGAAGAATCATCAAATCCTTCTTGCTCGCACCGTCCATGAGCGCCTTCACGGCACCGGCCAACTGGTCGAAACTCGTTATGTCACCCTGTTGGACGAGATCAAGAATGATTTCCTTCTGACCTGTGGTCAACTCAAGCTGGTCGATATAATCCTGAACCTGAGCCTTCACCGAATCCATGTTCGTCAGATCGAACTTCGTGGACACGTTATCGGGAATAAGACCCATCTGGTCGGCGAGCGCGGCGGCGGCGTCGGCTGACATGCCGCATTGTTCGGCCATCTGAATGATTTCCTGACGGGCGGAATAGACGGCGTTCTTGGCTTTCTGGTTCGCTTCGGCGCTGCCGTTGCCCGCGTAGATGATGTTCTTCGCGGCCAGCAAGGCGCTGTCTGCGTAATCGGCCATCATCTTGCGGTTGGCTTGAGCGTTTTTGCTGTTGCCTTCCAGTTCGTAGTTGTTGGCTGCGAGGGATTCGGACAGCAGGTTGAGCTTGTCGGAGGCTAATGCCGAAACGTTGGCGACGCTATCGGCGCTGCCAATCCAATCGGACGCCACTTTCATGCCTTTTACCCATTCGGTGTGGGAGTCCTCAAGCACGCCGAGCAGACGTTCGGCGGCTTCGGCCTGCTGTTCGTTGGCGTTCACCATCTGGCCGTTCGCGCCCATGACCCACTGCTGGTCGTTCTTGATGTCCTCAAGCTTCTTGTGCATCTTGTCATAGGCGTCGTTCGTTCCGGTCGCGGCGGAATTCAATTGTTTGACGCTGATGCCGAGAGCGTCAGCCGCCTTGGACGAATCCTTGAACGGGCTTACCCACTTCGTGACACCGCTAAAAAGCTTCTCGATGGCATTGCCGTTCGGAAGCTTCCACCCGTAATCATTGTCGGTCCAATTCTTCGAAACGGTTTTCTTGGCTTTGGAAACAGCCGTGGAAGCGTCCGCCGCACCGCTTTGAACGTTCTTGAACGAGTCGGCGACGGTCCGGTTCACCGTCTGCGTGTGCGCGGCGGCATCATTGTACGAGCTGATCGCACTGCCCGCCAGGCTCAATGCCGTGGTCGCGCCGCCAATGGCGATGCCAACAGGTCCGCCAAGGAAATCGACCACGCCGCTCAAGGCGGTCTTCAGCAAACCAGTCTTGCGGGTGGCTCCCTCAGCCGCCTCGCCGACACCACGAACCAAGCCAGCAGAACCAGCGCCAGCGGCAACGCCTGCGCCGGCGGAACCGCCAGCCTGCGCGCGATTCATGCGATTCAGCTTCGCAGTGGTCTCGTCGGCTGCGGCTCCCATCTGGCGGATATTCGAAACCTCGCCGGTCAGCACGCCAGCCGTCTGACCGGACTTCAAACGAGCCATCGCCTGAACCAGCTCGCTCATACTGATCGCAGTCTCCTGCGAGGTGATGCCCAACTGGCTCAAAGTCTTCCGATACTGCAACGTGGATTCGATGTTCTGCAACATGCCACGCTTCAACGAATTGTAAGCGCTGATGCCGGCCTTGCCGAACGTCGCATACATGCCGACCATCGCCTGAACGGGCGCAGGCAGCTTGCCGAAAGCCTGTGCCATGGTGGAAGCGCCGTCGGCCAACACTTTGATCGTCGGAGCCGACGACTTCAACGTGTTCCCCAACGTTCCACCGAACGTGTCGGACAATTCGCCGCCCATCGACAGCAGACTGTCGAACGCCGGAGCTGCGGAATCAACGGCACGGAACACCTTCTGGAATCCCTCGGACACGCCGTTGCTGAAATCCGCGATGCCATGCTTCGACTTGCCAAGCATACTGCTCATCGAGCCGATGCCGGTGGACACCATGGAACCGGAGTCAACGAACACCTGCTTCGTCGTGTCCCGCAGCTCATAAGCCGCGTCGCCAACCTCGCTGAACGAATCATGGAACTTGCCCGAAGCCTGCTTCGCCCCGTCAGCCCACGCGGTCAACGTGGCTTGGAACTTCACGCCGTTCACGGCCCTGTCAGCACGCTCCAACTGGGAAGCGAACCTCTCGATGCCATTCTCGCCCTCGGCCAACGTGCCGAACGTGCCCTTGAGGATGCCACCAGCCGACTTGACGCTCGACGTGAGATAGCCACCCTGCTCGATGGCCTTCTCCATAGCCTGAGTGACCTTGTCGGTACGCTCCGCCTCATCGACCCACTGCGCCATCAGCGTCGCGTTACGGCTCACATAGTTGGCCATGCGCGGCAGATACGAGCTGGTCCTATCGCCAAGCCTCACAACGGAAGCGGTGACAGCCTGAACGCCCGGGTCAAGCGCGTCCACTCCCTTGACCGTATTGCCAAGAATCGAATTGATACGATCCACATACGGTTCCTGCGCGACGACACGCGCCGCATTGGCGACGATACGCCCCTCGGCGTCAGCCACGCCGTTCATGTTCTCGACGTACTTGCTGTCCCCGAGCGCGTTCATCATATCGGTGACGGGAGTCGCGGCCTGCTTCCAGAACGTGTCAGCAAGCTCGTCATGCAATCCACCAAGCTTCGTGGTGGACACATCCACATATGAGCCAAACTTGTTCGCAGCCGCATACGCGACCTCATAGCCCGCGGCCAACCCGAGCAAAGCGCCCGGAGCGGCCAGAGCCGCCTTGCCCATCATCACCAGAGAAGCACCGGCACTGCCAGCCGTGCGGGACAAGTTCAACGCGCCAGCGCCAACAGACGCGAACACCGCGCCCAGCAGACTCCACTTCGGCACGACCTCATCGAATTTGTCGAACACGTTAACGAGCTTCTGCCACTCGTTCTGCACGCCACGGACACCCGTAGCGCCAGCGGTCATGCCGCTCATGATCTTGCCGATGTCAGTTCCATGGAACTTGGCGAAGATGTCAATCGTGCGTGGGCGAGTGAAGTAAGCGAGATGGGCGCGGGCCAAAGCGGTCTCAAGATCGACATCCATATCAAGGGTGTCGTTCTTGTCTTGGAACCTCTTCAGCTCCTCCTCGGCGTGCTTCTTGTCGATATGGAGCTTCGCCGGAATCTCCGCATCGGGATTGGACTTCAGCTTCTCCGCATACCGGCGCATCTCAGCTTCGACGTTCGAATACTCGGCCTTCAACGTGACCGGAACATCGAGCCTCTTATGCTCAAGCTCCCGCATGGCGCGACGTATCTCGTCAGCACCATCCTCATAGAACTCGACCTTCACACGCTGCGACTCGAACCGTTCGATATCACGGTTCAGACGGGCGAAATCACCTTCGACATCGACCTTCACCCGCGCCTTCGGATTATCCTTCAGAAGACGCTGGTAATAGGCCAGCTGCCGGTACATCTCCCGCAGTTCGGCCTTCAACGCGACCGGAACATCGACGCCGCGACGCTTGAACGCCTCGATCTTCGACTTGACCTCACGCAGATTCTCAGCGACGAACCGCAGACGGATATCCTGACGGTTACGGACGCCGTTCATCGAATACAGGTCGGCGAGACGCTTCTGGAAATCGGAACCCTCAAGACGGGTCGCCTTCGTGACCGGACTCTTCTTCAGCTTCTCGATACGGTCGTCGATCTCGCCAAGCATCTTGACGGTACGCTTGTACTCGTCAAGGTCGAACCAGTTCCGATTGTTCCGCTTCATGGCGGACACGTCGGACTCAAGCTCCTTGCGCACGCCACGATACGTGTCGATAAGGTGCTCGACCTCACGCCGCGACTCCGCGAACTGCTCGCGGGCGGTGGCCGTGGAGTCAACCGGACGGGACCACTCGTCCCTAGCCTTCTTCGACTCGCGGGCCATCTCGGCCTGCTGCGCCTCGATCTCCTTCGCGAAACGCGACGACGCGACCTGCTGGCCCTTGAACCAGTCGGCATACGTCTCCTGCTTCTGATGCAGTCCCAAAGCCGTGTCACGGGCCTTGGAGAAGTTCGACAGCGAATTGCCAGCGGTGACGATGCTCTCCTCAAGGGCACGCACCTGACGGGTCATCTTCGATACACGCTTCGCATCACCATCGGACGCGATGTCCACAAGCGACGACTGCGCCTTACGAAGCCTGCCAAGCTCCTTCTCCTGACCCGCGAGCGCCTTGTTGGTTGCCGTGGCCTGCTTCGCGGCTTCGCGTTCCTGCTTCCATAGGTCGGATGTCGGGAGCTTCTGCGTCTTCGTCTCAAGGCGTTGCGCGTCGAGGCGTTCGACTTCGCGGGTGGCCTTGGCGAGGTCGCCTTTCAGTCCGCGAATGTCGTTGCGGGTTTTGACGATTCGGTTGGACAGTTTCTCGAATTGGCGTATCTGCTCGTTGGAGAGGTGTTTGTTGCCTTTGATGAGTCCACGGACCTGCTGGTACAGGTCCATCTTCTTCTCGCGGTATTTATCGACGGTCTTGTCGAGGCTTGTCGCGAACGAAAGCTGTTCGGTTTTTTGGAGGGCCGACTTCTTGAAGAAGGATGTGTCGGCCATCTCGCGGCCTTTGGCGTCGAACGCCCTGACCGTCTGGTCGAGGTTCTTTTCGATCAGCTTCGAGTTCAGCAGCCCGTTGCCACGGAGGGCCGTGTTGGTGCGGGAATTGAACTCGGACAGGCCCCGGCTCAATTTGGACGAATCGAAGTCCGGTTTGAGCGAGAGTCCGCGACGAAGGCGCTCCTCCTGCTGTTCGAACCGTTTCATCCACGGGTCGATGTTCTCCGTATTGGGTTTGAAATTGAACTGTATGGAGGCGTTCTTGCCGTTCCATTCGCGGTAGGCGCGTTCGAGCTGGGCGGTGTCAGGTTCGAATACCGCGTTCACGTCGAGGTCGTTTATGCCGCGTGCGGCCTCCTCGACCTGACGGCGGAAACCCTTCGTATCCGCAGTGACACGAACGACGACCGTACCGGCGCGATGCTCGCCAGCCATAGGCAACCCCCAGAAAGAAAGACGGAAATAGAAAACCCCCACGGGAATGTGGGGGTTTGTTCGGAATCAGGTCATGTGGAACTTCGTGAACATGCGTTCGAAGTTCTCCGCTGTACCTTCGTTCTCCCGGCGAGGCGGCTCCTTGTCAGCGCCGGGAGGGAGCAGTGGATGCGGTTTGGCATTCTTGCCCCCGTATTTCGCGGTGATCACCGCGTTCATCATGTTGCGAACCTCAACGGCGACCATCGTCTTCGAATCCCATCCAAGCCATGGCAGTACGGTCGGCTTGTCTGTCTTGGATTCATCGGACGTGTTTGGAGGCTCATCCTCCAATATCCGCGCCCTGTACAGGCTGTCAGGCAGTGCCATCAGCCCCGCCGTGAGGCGTTCGGCGCGAGTGGGATTCAGCCTCGCGCCAGTTATGTCCAGACCATAGAAACGTTGGAAGTCGGAAGTCAGTTCGACCGGGTGGAAGCGGACTTGCGCTTCGAAGCGATCGATTTTCCCAGTTGGTCCGTGTAGAACATGAGAATCGCCTCGATGAGCCAGAACAGTTCATCCAATCCGATGCCGGTCGTCCACTCGTCAACCTTGTCCGGCTCGTCGGTCATCGACTTGACCCAATCCAAAGCCGTGCCGACGAACTCCATACGCTCGTCGATCTTCGCCTCGATGTCGTCCAGGGAATTGGCTTCGGGGCCGTTGATGTCGGCGTTGAGCGTGAAACCGGCCATGCTGGACAGTTTGCGCAGTTGTGCGGACTGCTTGAACGAGAGGCGTTCCGCAGGGGCCAGAGGCGGCAGAAGCGAGAACAGCGGCTCGTTCTCACACAGTTCCGTCCAAGTCTCCGGGATACGGAAATCATCGGACTCGGCGGCGGTATTCTCTTCAACGGTCTTGTCAACCATGTTTTCTCCTATCTGAAAGCATTGAAAATCTCCTATCTTCCGTCAACGAAGAACGGGAAAAGACCGGAACCCCCGGATAGGAGAAACAGGGGTCCGGCGTCAGAGCGAAGAGGAAACAGCCTCGATCAGGACTGCTTCATCTTCGAAGCCTCGAAGAACACAATCGGCTTCTTGCCGGTGACAGTCTCTACCTCGCCGGTCATGCCCTGCTCAACGAAATCATCGCCAGAGAAATCAGGACCGCCATCGAAGGTCACGGAAACCTTGCGGAACAAAGCGCCGAAACGGATGTCCGAATCATCATCTGCGGACTCCTGAGCCAACAGGAACAGGCTGAACGTCTGCGGCTTCTTGGTGATGTCCACGCCGACGCCGCCTTCCTCGTCATTGCCGTTGTAGATCAGCTTCAGAGTGTCGCCATCCAACTGCAACGACTTCGCGGTGATGGTGCAGGTCGAATCGGCGTAAGTGGTGCGCAGGTTCTTACGTGCCCACGAACTATGCGTGGTCGCGTCGCCGCCATCGAACGAGAACGAAATCTTGTTGTCGGCGGAAGTATGCCCCAGATTCTTCCAAGTGCCACCACCACTGCCCGCTGGAATGGTGTCCGAGTTCAACCGGAACGCCTTAGCGCCGGAAGCCGGAAGAGCGGTTCCGACCGGAGCGTAGAACAAAGTGCCGTAAGTGGCAATCAAAGTAGCGTCGTCATTAAACGCCATCTCATATCTCCTTAAAAGAAAAGCCCCGCACGAGGCGAGGCTTGAAAACGAAAAAACGGAAAATCATCCAACGCGAAGCGAATCCTCCGCGCGGACGGTGAACGAGGAAGCGGAATACTGCTTCACCTTCTTGCCCGTGGCCTGCTTGCCACCGGCGCTCTTGCCAAAACCGGGATTGCCGACAATCCGAATCACACGGCCATAATCGGTACGTCCGTAACGCGGCCACTGCATGATCTGCTGGTACACTTCCTGCGCCAAGCCGAAAGAGCGGTCGGCGTCGTTCGTGGCGACGATGATGTCGATATCGCAATTCCACACGCCGGTCGAATGATTGCCGGTAGCCATGGTCGGCGCGTTCGAATGGAACAACACGATGTTCGAGAACGAAGCCCACGCATCGACATCCACATCGACCTCGTTGAGCACATGCACGTCAGGCCAATCCGCATTGTCCGTGAAACCGGCTGTCAGGAGCGTGTACACGAGCGAATCGAAGTCAACCATCGGACGCTCCTGCGGGTAACGCTCGTAATCAGGCTGAATCAGCGGCATCAGACACCACCGTTCATACGGGCCGCGTCACGCATCACATGATGGCCCTCGACCCAATGGCGGCGCTGCACGTTCCATGCGCCCCACTCGTGTTCGACGGCCACGTTCGACCCGTCACGCCCCTCCACGTCAAGGCACACGTCGGTGTCGATGCCGTGGTAACGCTTCTCAAGACTCAGGTCCTTCGCGACCGGAATACCCGGGTCGCGGCCCTCGGCGCGCACGGTCGCAAGCATCCTCGCATCGGCAAGCACCTCGTCGGCCTTCTCCGACGTGGCCTGCGGACCGAACCATTCGGCCACCTTCGTACTCAGATCACGGTCAATGAAAACTCTTGCCATCGGCCTCACCCCACACATGGTCGTCAGGGTCCGGTTCAGGAGGCTTCGGACGCAACCCCACAGGAATCTGCGAATAGTCGGCGTTACGCCGAATATGCATCTCATAGTGTGGAACCTCGCCATGCTGACGGAACGTCGGAGCGCCGTCAACGTCGTAGCAGTCGCCCTGATACCAGACCTCCGTATGGATATCGCCATGCCATTCCACGGCAGCGACCTGAGACGGCGTGACCTCACGCAAACCGCCCCAAGTCTGCGGCGACTTATCCTCGGCACCGGAAATGGAAAACATGCCAGCCTGCTGCTCGCGGCCTTCGATGGAACACCAGCACCAGTAAGCCTTGCCGGGCACATACGTCGTGCCATGAGGCCCACGACGGACCGTGTACAACACGACGATCACCTTGTCCCGATACAGAATCGAATCAGGCTTCACCCAAGGAACCGTGACATCCTTGTAAGGATGCTCCACAACGGCATCGGAACCGGACTTATCGTAAGGATGCCCCAAATCCCATGTTTCACGAGACATAGGCATCACATTCCATAGATACGGTTCACACCGACGCCAACGGTGCCGATAGGACCGCGCCCATTCGCATAGCCGTCAAGAATCTGCTTCTCCCTTTTCGACAGATACAGATTCGGCGACGCATCCTTGCCGGGCGGATTGTCCTGCGGGTCGAAACGCGTGAACTGGTACGTGCCGTTCGATTCGGTCTTGATATCCGAATAGCGGATGACACGCCACACCATAGAACAGATGACGAACTCGTAATCCTCAAGGTCAAGATCGCCGGACTTCAACCGTGGCAAGCAGTTCGTGCTCGAAGTGGACGCCACGGTCTCCGCACGATGGCACATGTACGTGAGCCAAGCGTTCGGATACCGTTTCAACACGTCGGCGTCGGGAAGGCAATGAAGCTCCAAGCATTCCACCCAATCGACGGCATCGGTAACACCATTCGACATCAGCGAAACCCCCTAAGCTTCAAGAGGGCTACTCGCCCAGCACGTCCGCCTTGAAGGTCGAGACGGCCTCCTTCAGAATCGGCAGATAATTGCCGTTGACCCAAATGTCGTAGTTCAACGGAGCCTGATGCGACAACATAGCGCCGATAAGACCATCGTTCACGCTCTTGTTGATCTCGTACTCGGAGTTCTGGGCCTCTGCGGTAGGACCGGACAGGGTAGCGCCAAGAGACGAATCGTTGAACGACGGAAGCAGGATGAAGGTCTTGTCCGGGAACGCGGTGGAAACATCGGCATCCATGTCGAAGGTGTTGTCGAGCTTCAAATCCTCGTAAGCCTCATCGACCAGAAGCACGTCGGTGATGCCGGACTGCGCACGAAGCACGTCCAACACATCCTGACGGGACAGCTTGGTCTTCGAATGCTCCAAATCCATGCCGGACACCTGAGTACGGAAGAACTCGTTGGTACGCATGGCATCGATGACCGCACCGGTGGTGGCGACGGCGTGCGGCTTACGACCGTAAGCCTTGCGCATGATCTTCACCCAGGCTTCGATGTCGTCGCACGGGTTCGACTTGTCGTTATCCCAAGTGGTGGTAGGTTTCACATTCTGCTGGTTGCTCGGACGCTGGAACGAGTATGTCACATTGACGCCGTTCTCCTTGATGACCACCTTGCCGGTCACCAAGCACTGCAAACGCTCCAATTCCTCGGTCACACCGGCCTGCTGGCCCAGAGCCTCGAACTTCGCCTCGGCCTGATCGTGGATATAGGCGGTATCGTCCTGATGCTTGGCGACATCACGCTCGGAGATATGGTCCATACCGGACAACGGCAACAGGCCGGCATGAATCTCAGCGGTCGAGGTCTCGGACTTGGTATGCCCGATCTCGGCATCCAACGCACGATGCTTCATCGCACGGGTCTTGGACTTCGGAATGACCGGGGTCCAAGAAGCGGTCCAATCACCACCGTTGGAGGTGACCGGGAAAATATTCGACAACGGCAGGATGCCGTTCACGTAGTCATGTCCCGCCTGAGCGACCTCGGTCGCCTCGGACGGCGGGATAATAGTCTTGTCGATAGCCAAGAAAAACTCCTTAGATACGCAAAAACCCACCGCGATGGGTGGGTTTCACAAAATTTTTAGAGGTTAAGTGACCGTCAATCAGGAAATCGTGATGTTCACGGTCTGTCCGTTGGACAAAGTGGCCTTGCCAGCGGTGATGGCCTTGGACGACGGGTCCTGAGTCAATTCGATCTTGGTGATGGTCGCACCATCCTTGCCAGCCGGACCCGGAGTGCCAGCCGCGCCGGCCGAAGCGGACAACGGCTTCACAACGTCATCCTCAACGTCATAGAACTCGCCGCCCCACACGGCACCGGACTCCGGCTTCACCGGAAGCTTCGAGGCCACGATGTCGCCACGATAGGTCATGCCCACGAGCGGGTCGTCCACATCCCAGCCGGACAGGTTGATGTTCACGGACACCATGGATTCAAGCAGACCGGCGATCTTGGTCTGACGGCCATCGGTGGCCTGCTTGTCATACGGACCATACGAGCCGACGTTCGCGCCGGAAGTGATCTTCGCCAGCGGAATGCCGGAACGAATGTAAACGGTCGTGGCCTTCGGACCCACACCGGTCAGATACTTGTTGTCTGCGGTCTTGAACAATTCAGGCACGATGGTGACGGACACCGAATCATTGGTGTTCTTCTCGCCATAACGCCAGGAATTGTCCTCCTCAACGGTGACGATACCGGAGAAATGAGCCATCTCTTGAGTCATACGCTCAATCCTTTCAAAGAATCAGTAGGAAACTACTTGCTGCGCTTACGTGCCTTCTGACGTTCCATCACACGCTTGTAAGCGTCGCCCGGCTGACGTTTCGGATGCGAGGTGCCGGACGGGAACTCGGCCTGCATGGCTACCTTGCGGGCCAAAGCATCCTCAGTCTGCTGCGGTTTCCTCTCCACCTTGGAAGTGTCAATCGGGTTGTACGCCGCATACTTCTCAGCCCACGACGCGATGGCCTCCGGCTCCGTTGCGGGGCAGAGGTCGGAAAGAACAGCGTCCGTGATCTGCGGATACTTAGCCTTGGCCTCAAGACGCGCAATCTGCGTCTTCGCGGCCTTAAGCTCCGCATCAGCGGACTGGAAAGCCTTGTAATTGGCCGAAGCACGGTCTTCGTTCTTACGGCTCATAGCCTTCCATTTGGCAAGCTCGTCATCATCGGACGGCTTGGAAGAATCATCGGAACCCTTATCATCAGCCGGAGCGTCATGCTCGACGGCGGGTTCGTCAACCGGAGTGGTCTGAGCATCCTTCACGGCATCCTCGACCGTTCCGGCCTGCCCAACAGTCTTGTCCTTTTCGGATTCGACTTCATTATCCTGAGAGGCCATAAGACCAAATCTCCTTAATATTTAAGCGGCCAGTCCCAAAAAACCGCGAGAATAAGCCAACAGGCTCCGCACATACTGCCAAGCCTGTTTAGTGTGGACTGTCTTTTTGAACTCATACGAACGCCCATCGAACCGGAATCGAACCGAATCCTTGTCGCCATTCAGCAATTCCTCGTATCGGGCGTTGAACTCGGTCGCACGGGCGCACATGCGCTCCATCTGGGCGCGGGTCATCCTCATGTCAGGCAGGTGCCATTCCGGCGCGTTCCCATTCACCGGAGCATCCTTGCGAAGCAGCACAGGCCCAAGCTCGCTGTTGTTGACGACCTTCACGCGAAGCTTCGTCAAATCCGTCGCGCTCGTGGAATAATCATGGCCCGACGTTTTGCCAGCGGCCTTGTATATCGTCATCAAATCATCCGAGTTCAATTTCAACCCGGGATCATTCGATGCGGTAATCGGAGAAATTGTGCACTTGCACCTGTTGTGCATGGGCATTAAATCAGCCCTTGTGAACGTGTTCGTGGCGGCGACCACACACAAACCACACGAACCAGTCTTCGACAGTTCGGGATGAATCACACGCCGATACCGTCCGACACCGGAACTCCGGTAACGCGACTGGATGGCACGATTCTGGGCGACATACCCATCGGTCACCGCGTTCGTGTCCAATTGGACCTTCGCGGCCATCAGCCAAGCCTTCACATGGTTGGCGGCGGACTGGTCGGCATCCTTCAGAATCTCATCCCACGTAGCAGGTCGAATCCCAGGATTCTTCACGGCCTGAGTGCGATACTCGTCCGCGACCCTCATGGCGACCTGCCACGGGTCCGTGTTGGCGCGAACGACCTCATATTGCGGGATATCCCCCAAACCGTTCACACCGGCCAGACGCAGCATCGTATCCGCATATGAGATGCCTTGCTGGCGCATGGCCTTTACGAACGCGATATGCTGCTGCGTCACATAAGCAGCCGCGCCCTCGGCCACCGCATCATTCCACCAGTCTGAAGGAGTCAGGCTACGCCACATGTTCCAAGCCCTGCGGACGAACTCGTCAACCAGCTTCAACCGCTGGTCATCTAACGCCTGAACAGCAGCCAACGCGCTATCGGCCATCAGACCCCCATAACGTCGGACGAACCATCCGACGACGACCCATCGGACGACATCGAATCCGATCCAGAGCCGGTGGAGAACGAATCCAGACCGGACCCGTCACCCAGATACGAATCATTCATCGTCGCATCAGTCTGCTTCGCCGACGAATCCAAAGCCGCGTTCTGCCGCGCCATGGCATTCAGGAAACTCGTATCCTGGGCATCCTGAATCATCTCCGCGATCTCCGTCTCGGTCATATGCAGATAGCGACGGGCGATGGTCTTCAACGGAAGAACACCCTTCACCTGAGCCGCCGCCTGACACTGCTCCAACTCGGATGGAAGCTCCAACGGCTCCCAAGTCGTCTCGAAGCGCTCCTCCGAAGCATTGCTGCCGGAAGCGGTCAACGCCATCTTCAACAGGAGCACGAAAGCGTCATTGGCCCTCATGTTCATGTCACGGACCTTCAACCGCAGCATACGGGTCGTCAGCTTCGCACCCTCGGCGGAACCAGCCACATCAGGCGAAAGAATCGACAACGGAGTGCCAGTGGCACCTGCCAGAAGCTTCACATCGGAAGCGGCCGCATTCACAATCGGCGTGATATCCGTAATGGACGATTCGCCGATCTTCGCATCGGCGGGAAGCAGCCACAGCGCGGCGGGACCCATCTCGAACAGTTCCGAATAGTCGATCTTGTCACCGGCCTGAGCCTTACCGGCCTTGACCGCAGGGTCGCCCTTCTGGTAATACTCAGGCATGTCGCCCGACACCCAACGCTGCTTGAACGCCTGCATCTCCTGAATGCAGAACCGTTGAAAACGCTGCTGGTCGATGGCCCTCAACGTCTTCAAGGAAGCCTCGAACTGGCCCTTGCCGTTAGGAGTGGTCAACTGCACGATAGGAAGACACCCGCAATCAAGGGCGAACTTCCAATCATCGCCGGAAGACTGGCCCTCCCACTCGAACTGCGCCTCGAACTCTGGACGCTTCTTCGAATCGTCGTTGGCAAGGTCATACACGGTATCCTCGTCATCGACCGAATCGGAAGGCAACGTGCGCGACTTGACCTCATGCTTCGCGGTACGCGAATAGACGCTCTGAATCTCACCGTCATCATTACGGACGATGCGATACAAAGTCAACCGTTCGATCTGCTCTTCCTCGGACCACCCATACACCACAGCCGAATCCTTGTCGTCGGACACAACCGTGCTCCACGGACTCAACCGTTGGATATACGAAGGATTCTCCTTGCCGAGAACCATCGCATACGCGGCACCGTAAATCGCCGCATCCATGAACATGTTCAACGAACGGACATCCATGCCGCACTTATCCCACATGTCATCCGCATCCGTGCTCCGCATCGTCTTATCGGCGACAAGACGAAAACCGGTAGGATGCTGCGACGTGATTACCGCATCCGCAATCGTATGGGCCAGATTCAACGGGCAGATATCCACAAAACGCCTATACACGGCACTGGCCGTAGTGGTCGCCGCCTTCGGCACGGACTGCAACGGAACCGTCTCACGACCGTCATAAAACGTCTTCAACACACACAGGTCAGGAATACGATTCTGCAAACGCGTCGCAAGACGCGTCAACGCCAGACCATCACCATCAGGCTCGTCATCACCAGTAACAAGACTCTGCATATTAGAAGATGTGGAAGCCATACGAACACCCCAAAATCACCAGACCCGCTGCGGCATCACCCGCTGCGGGGTATCATCCTCGAACTGGCCCAAATACTTCTCACGCGCCGCATAAGCCAAAACGCCAGCCATGCACGCATCGATCTTGTGCGGACTCTTAGGCGTCTCCTTATGAATCTGATAGCCCCAACTCTTCTCACGCCGCTTCGCGTTACGGAAATGCGACACAAGACGCGGGTCGGCGCACAAAAGAATATTATTCGGGTCAGGCTCCCCCTCCTCGACAGGCTCGGGAGCATACTCAAACGACGAATGCGCGCACTGCAACGCACGATACATATCCTGCGACCAGTTATTCGTCCAAAACTTCATCATCGAAGACTGTCCACGGGCGAACACCTTCATGCCACGCCCATACTCAGCCTCCCAGCCGCCAATCATCGACTCGAAGAAATGCGCATCAGCGAAACAGCCGATGACATTGTAATTCTCGAACATACGACGCACGGCGGCATCGAAACCATCACGGTCAACACGCCAATCAGGGTCCGCATTATCAGGCCGCTGCTGCAACTTGATAAGAAACAGCAAACCATCGGACACGCGACAGCCAACCAACGCGGTCGAATCATTACGAATCGAACCATCGAACCCAAGCGTGATCTCCTCATCCTCGTCAATGAAATCCTTCCAGACCCCATCCAAACGAGACGACGAGCCGACAGCACGGCCATACAAATCCCTGTAAGCCAAATGCGACTGGATCGCAGGCTCCGTAAGCCACGAATCCTCACTCGACGCACGAGAGTTCAAATAATAACGAATCGAATCATTCGGGTCCGAATCAGGCTGGTAGATCTGCCCCATCAGACCATGAATGTCAACCCAACCATCCTTCGACGGCCCCGGCTCGACACCATCATCACGAAGCGAGAACCCCTCAACCGAATAACCATCGGCATCAACGGCCTCGATACGCCCATCAGGAAGAATGATGTAATCCTTACCATCATCCGAATGGGCGGCAGAACCATACGACTCATACAACGCGTGCTCAAGCTTCTTCTCATCAGGAAAATCCTCGATAGGAAGCGTCGAATACCGATAGTCGAAATACAAGCCCTTATAATGCTTGGAACGGCCAGCCTGAATATCCTCCGCGATCTTCAACGTGTTCTCCGCCACACTGTTCTGCCCCGGACGGAAATACGTCGTCATCTCCAACACCCAAGGGTCGGCATCCAACGAACGCTTCGGAAGATTACGCTGAACCGTCTTATACATCGAATGATGCTTCGGCAGCGTATACAGATGCACCTCATCCATCAACGCGAAAGTCTCAAGACCACCATCCTTCGACGCATCGCCGGAAGTCGTGGGAATAATCTCCCCACCCTCCGGCAAGCCGATACGGGTCTTCGTGACCTCCATGCCGAAACCCTGCAACTGGGCCAACGGGCCGGAAGTGCAGTTATAGTAAATCGAATCGAAGATATTGCCCGACTGATCCTCGGACGTAGCCAAACACAGAATCTCAGGACGCTGGACAGGACGACCAACAGGCTCACCCGGCAGATAATAGTAAGTCTGACCAAGAAACGTATACGTCTCACCCGGCTTAGCCCAATGGTCGAAACGACACGGGCCAAAAGCCTCGAACAAGGCCAGATCATTACCCAAACCACTCTTGTTGCAACCCTTCGGACGCCACAAGCTCACACGATTGAACCTGCGCCGACCATCCGGCTTCAACGCATAGGCGTTCAAATAGAACTGGATATACTCAGGACTATGAGTGACAGGCTTACCGGTCGCACCACCGCGACCGATGAGACTGAACGTCTCAACCCACCACAACGCCAAACGTCCAAGACTCCTACGCCTATCCTCATAAGTCAGGTTAGGAATCATCAAATGCATGTCAGCCAGCCGCCTCGATCTTGCGACGCCAAGCATCGATATCCTGAATCACAGCATGATTCGAACCATCCGAAGCGGCATGGTCGTCAGCCTCCGGCACATCGAACTTCAACGCACGCATCGAAGCCGGAGTCCAACCCAACTCGTCAAACAACTGACGCACGACCGGCATCAACGTCGCATAACGACGAGTCGAAAGCATCTCATTGATCGTCGCGAAACCCAACTGGACAGCCATCCAAGAAGGAGCCGAACGCAACATCGAAGCATTCGGACTACGCCGATACTCCTCATACCAATGAGCAACCAACGGCAACCACTCCCCACCCTTGGGGAAAATCTGGTTAGCCGGAGGCAGATCAGGCCCCAACTTCCCATCAGGAATCTCCAAAACCTGATTACCGGAATCACTCGTCTTCCTGCCCATAACATCACTCCCCGCAAAGCCCCATTACGGGACGACAAGCGCGAAGCCCGTTACGGCACTACGCGCACCTGCGATGAACGACAATCCGATTAGCCAACGAGTTTTCACCACCCTGCTCCAACGGCACACGCCAAGCGCCAACCGGAAAATCATCACTCAAAACATCAACCGACCGGTCAAGCGGCAACTCACAAACCGGACACGTATGAGAACACGCGTTCCACTCGTCCTCGGCAGTCCAAAAACCAGTAGGAACACTCCCGCGCCGCCCCACACGGGCATTCGACCGAGGCTCCCACAACACAGACTTCAACGGCTGCGGAGTACGATTAGGAGCCGCACCCTCAGCCTTCAAACGCTGGAAACGCTTACGACAACGAGCCGAACAAAAAGCCTTGTCCCGACGCTCAGTCTCAAAAAAAGAGCCACACGCCAAACACGCACGACTCATACGACGCTTACGGGCACCACTGCCACTACGCCGCCAACGATCATAATGAGACCTACACATCCCATGAGCATGAACAGGCCCATCACACCCATTCACACTGCACTCACCCTCAGCTAACCGAACGCGGGATGCCTGTACCAACGAGCCTCCTCACGCTCAACCCTCTTCCTTCGCCGCGCGTCAGCCGACTCCAAACCAGTCTTGTAAGAATGATGAGCACGACAAAGAACCTGAAGATTATCCCAAGAATCATCATCAGGCCGACCATCCTCGGCACGAATGATATGATCGACCTCATTCGCATGAGCGCCACACGGACGCAACACGCCATCATCACCGATCACCGGATACTGGCAACGCCACCCGTAATAATCCAACACCTCACGACGCGTCCGCTCCCAACCCGGATTGAACCGTTCCTTACGATGCGACTTATTCCAATCGTTGGTCATCACCACTCCTCAGTGCTTCAGGAGGGAATCGAACCCTCACGTCACAAGACAACGCATTTTGAGTGCGCCGCGTCTACCATTCCGCCACCAAAGCAAAAGAACAGACAACCCCCATGCCACACTCACCAAAAACATGGGGGCTGCCCGTCATCTAACCCAAACCGCCATAAGGAAATCCAATGGCAAAAACGGCTTTTTACCGCCAGCCACGGCGCGCGGACGCTGAGGGAGTCGAACCCCCGAACCGTTCCCGGTCACCACCTTAGCAAGGTGGTGCAATAAGCCACTCTGCCAAGCATCCAAAAGCAAGAGCCGCCGCAACGACTCAGGAGACTGTTCCCGCAGACTAGGCGGATCAGCTAAAACTAGAGCCGCCACAAGACGACTCCGAAGACCTTTCCCACAACCTGTGGGTAGGCTGAGCACAGCATGTTGGACTCGAACCAACATCGACGGTTTTGGAGACCGCCATGCTACCAGTTGCACCAATGCCATATACCGACTTAGTTAACGTCCAAGTCGTCAGGACGTTCGGCATGGTGGACTGGCTTTTACCACCAACGGCAAGGAACGTGTATGTATATATGCACCCGTTTGGCCGTGCCTCCCCTTCGGTCATCAACCACCTGATTAAGGCAGGGAGCCTCTTATCCCCCACATGTTCCAGCGGGGATATTCGAGCAATACCATCGGTCACACAGGCAGCTACCCCCATGAAACCTAGAGCAAACCTCGGGAATCGAACCCGACAACCAAAAGGCTGTGCCAACAGGATTGCAAGTCAGCCCCAAAAAACAAATGGTGCAGCCATATAGGCGGCACCGGATGGGACCGGCACAAGAAACGAGGATGGACGCAATCTCACGGACAATCCAAAAACACACACTATATTCCGGGATTCATCCACCCTCAAAGGGTTCCCAGCCGGATTCGAACCGGCATCTCATCACGCATGGTCAAGAGGAACCAGAAACCCATGCGCGACTAACACTCCCACAAGAGCGATAGGAACCATGTGCGAGATCAAACGGCGGTACCAACAAGCCTCTCGCATTGGACTTGAAACCGAATCGCACCTTACCTAGGAAGATGCCATCTGCGGACAGTGAGAGATTCGAACTCCCGGACCCGTTAGAGTCGGTCGCTTTCGAGGCGACTACCTTAAACCAGACTCAGCCAACTGTCCCTAGCGGTGCTCCTTATGAACACAAACGTCCCAACGGTCGGAATCCTTAACCAAGAGACAAGGAGCACCACCGAACCGCTTGCCGGAACGACACCCACAAGGACGCCACACGTCCTCCAAAATTCATTCCGACATGCGACAGCATACTCATACCTAACGTTGCATCAACGTTGCAATGGAAACGGCGTAGAATACGGCGTGTCGCGTGGTATGCTGAAGACGATTTCAATGTGAACCCAACATCGTCGTTGTCATGTCACGTTTCATGCGCGGACTTTTTCAGACGTCGCGCACTATTTCTACCATTGACCCGACGGCCCTGACAGGCACACCCGGAGGACCCTCCCCCAGCCCCGGTTAGAACGTTCGTTCGATGGTACAAATGTTCGTTCGTACAGTTGTACGCATGCGCGTTATTGTGTCGTACTCATTATTATTTATATCTATCTTGCTCAATATTTTTTGTCCGTATTTTGGTATCTTGCTTGACTTTATTTTTTCTTGTGCTACTAAGACTCTTTTTTGTTTCGTTTACCCCCTACCAATGTTTCGACACGCCGATAGAACGGCGTTGTTTCAACGTTTTGTAGTGGTCTGTTTTCTCAATTTGATTACACCATTATTGATGTGTATAGTGATAACCAACAACCGGTTAGGCAGTCAGCCTAGCGAGTTCGGTGTGACACTCTAGACCACACCACTCGCAACCGGCTGAAAGCAACCGGCAGATGAAGCCGTGGCGGTTAGGTGCCTAGGCACCGCATAGCCTAGCCTGAAACGGTTAGGGGGGCGTATCGAGTGTATGCGCCGGAAAACTGCCATGCGTGGAACGTTGGTCACTGTGTTGAGGTGCAGTGTCCAGTCTGTGAGCGTTGCGAGTGTTTGACAAATGAAGAGTGTTACCGAAGGCCGGTAGTTTGAGCTTCACCCCCTATTGTTGGGGGTTAGGTGGCGGCGTTTTTCGGGGTGTGTGCATAATGCTCACTATGTGAGCGTGGTTAGCAGTGCTAATTTTGCCTAGGCAGTGTACGTAAACTCGATTGACAATGTTGAGCGCGAGAACTCGTAAGGGGGTACCGCCGACGTTTGGCGTAGTGTGAGAGACTACCGCCAATGAGGATATGCCGATCGATAGGTGGCAATGTCAATGTTTCGCCATGCGTGAGCGTGGTTGGCGGCATTGACTGTAAACCACGGCGTAGCAGGTTGCGGAACGGACACGTTTTAGCGCCTGCCAGTCGCGTTAGCGATTGACCCCAAACGTCTTACGTTTGGGGGTTATGCGGACATTAAAAGTCTATAGGGGGTGTGTATGCGCCCCTGCGCCACTTTGCGGGTGGTGTTAGCCAAAAACAAATCTTCACGGGCGTAATCCGCAAGGGTTGCGCCCCTCTCGTCACTGTTTAGACCATGAGGGGGTGCGATACCCTCTAGTGGCACGCAATTAACCAATCAACACTAGACCTTAAGGGGGTTTATTATGGATACCAACGAAAAAACGGCTGTAAAAATCGTTCGCGATTGTCTTACGACGGCACATGAGAGCCTACCGGAATACGCGTCATGCCTTTATGTGGCGTCAATGCCCATCATTAAGGCTCACGGGGTGGATGATGCAACAACGCGGCATATGATCGTCGCGGCGTTTAGGGTTGCCGCGCTCAGGTCACGGAGCGTTGACTACCGTTCGGGCTTTATGCCAGACGTGCGCGTGACACGCGTCCATGCATTCAAGCGCCATGCGGCCGTGTATTGCGAGACGAATACCGGGTATCACTACAAGGTTGAGTGCACGCCTTTATGTGACACGGTATCGGACTGGTTGACGCCATGCCTTATGGGGCAGGTGGACACGTTCGAATGGACTGACCAAGGCTGGAATATGGTCATGCGTGATTATGCCAATCTCGTGTGACATGCCTTTACAAATGTAACCAACAAACAAGCGGAGGTTAAAAAATGACTGTCAAAATCGTAAAGGTTCGGAGCCTGACCACATTGCCGTGCACATACAGCAATACCGTTGACGACGGGTATTTCAGGTATGTGACGGTTGACGGCAAACGTGTGGGCGACGTATGGAAATTTATACCCGATTGGGGTGGGGACTACGTTTTCAACGAAGAATGGCACGACGGAAAACGTGGTGCGCAAATCAAGGCGCGCACATTGGCTGACCTTAAAAGGAAAATTGCCGACCACTATCAAAATTAATGTAACCAACTAATAAAAAGGGAGTATTGAAATGACCACTGATGAAATGTATGACGTTCTGCTGGAAACGCTGGGGGCCGAGGATTTTCTAAATGAATTGGTCAAAGCCCTGAGCAGCGACGAACAGCGGGAGAACTTCGAGTTTATCGCGCGCATGCACGATATCGAGCTGGATGATTCTGAAAGCGAGGACTGAAATGGATATCAAGGATATCGAGAGCGGAGCTAGCCACATTGCCAACGAGGTATTGCTATTGCTGTGCAATGACAGAAAATGGCATGACTCATGGGTGGATTATGTGGCCTTTATCAAGACCAGTGATTTTTACGACAGGTGGCCGCATAAGGCCGTTGATCTGATGGCGGTTGACCTGTTCTACAGAATGCATGACGCTGGGGCGCTTGATGGACTGGGCGAGGATACCATACTAGCCGATCATTTTTATGCGGCGGGTAGGGCTGTCATTCACACCGTTCGTGATGCTGTCAACGATGGGCGGTTGCCGTTTTGACTTGTAGCCCTCTGTGGGCTATGGCGCGGCCTAGTGGTTTCTGTGGGGTGCGATTCCTCACCCGCGCACTGTGCCGTCGTATGGCGGCTAATCAACATTCTCTATGAAAGTGGGTAATCATGTCTGGATTTAATTCCGTCGATGATTTTTACGACGTCATGGCGGGGTGTCATGGTTTGCGCGAGTCCGAACGGGGCGACGGCGAGCTGGAGTTGTATTCATTCAATGGCGCTGAGTTTCCGGGCGGTTTGGACGGTTCCAGTCTTGACGTTATCACAGCGCCGTCGCCTGAGCTTCTTGCATACATGCGTGGCAATGATAGTCCGGTGCCGCCGTCCGGGTACAAGGATATGGCCGACGAAATTAAGGGCATATGGGACGTGTACAACCACGGTTCCGCCGAAGCCGATTGGGGACGGTTGGCCGACTTGTATGACGCGCACAATCTAAGCCTGAGTGTCATTGCCGATTACGAGTTCATGGATTGGCCTGAGACGTTAGGCGACATACTGGACGGCAAAGGGTCGGATTGCTGGAATCTCGACGGTATGACGTGGCACCTGTACAGCCATGGGGAATGCACTGTCGATGATTCTGAGGGCGCATGGCCTGGCCTTGACGACTTGCTGGGATGCATGTCTTCCGATGACGTTGAGACGTGCGCCTATGCGCAGCAGTTTGTCGAATGCATGGATTCGGGCGACTATGTGGCCGCGTGCAGGGCGCTTAAGGCTCTCGACTTGGAGCTGTGGTATTCAGACCTGTTTCTGACGTTGTCTCGCTGAGAATCAACCTATCCATCTGAAAGTGAGGGAAACCAATGTATGTGCATGAGATTCGCAAGGATACGGCTGAGGATGCCGACTTGTACGAGGAACTGCGGGACGCGTGGGACGGTGTCGGCTACGCTGCACTGCCGTCGTTCGATGACGTGCTGCCGGACATTCTGGAATGGGTGCGGGGTATCCGCGTGGCCGACACGGTGTTCAACGATTACACGTATCGGGTTTCGCGGCTGCTGTACTTCGATAGCGCGCTGGATGAAAGCAATATTGAGACTGCCGTGCGGTGGCTGTCGGCTACGGTCATGTGTCGCGCGCGTTCTGCGGTGTCGGCTATGCGATTGAGTTGACGGACGGGCATGGCGGACTGTCGGATCAGGCCGTCGTCCAATATGCGATAGACATGATTACCAAGGACGGGCGCTACTACCCGGTGTTGGATGAATCCGATTACGAGCGGCGTGAGGACGCGTGGCTGCGGGATTACTTCGATGGCGAGGTGTCTGACGCCATGTTGGGTGGAGCTGACCGTGATGCCGTGTTTGAGGCGTGGCGGGATGATGCCGACCCGGTTTCTGGCGACATGTATTTCGACATGGAAAAGCTTCCTGGCTATATCGAGACCGCCAAGGGAGGTAAGCGGAATGCGTAAGGGTGTGAAGCTGGCTGGACTGCTGGCCGTAGGTGTGGCGGCTTTGGCCGTGGCGTGTTCGCCGGTGTGCAATCCCGTGCCGGTGGCTGACCCTCATGGGACGCCTGAACAGCAATGGAATTGGTGGCGTGAGACGTATGCGACGGCTGACTATGGTCAGGCTGATTTGGCTGGCTACACGTCACTGTCGGATATCCCCCAGTGCGGCATGGAAGACGGCAGTATGGCTGGCGGCTACGAGCGTATCTGCGAGTGGCGGGCTGATGCTGTAGGCAATCATGCCGGTGAGTCTTACGTGCTGGTTGACGGCGGCAAGGTGCTGTCGTGGGGCGGCACAGGGAAATGAAAGTGCCGGTCTCAGGTAGGACTGCGACCGGCCATGCAATCAATATTCACCTCTAATTGCAAAGGAAAGTATATCATGTCGTTTTCATTGTTTGATAATGGCGAGTTTGAATTGGAGTCGAGGTTCAGCCCGCAGCAGTCGTTTTACAATAAGGCGTCCGTCATTGTCTCCACTGATGGAAGGGGTGGCGTGACGGCTACGTTGCGTTCATATCTCACGTCGATTGTCACCGTGCATTCCACAGCGGACGGTGACGTTGATTCTATCCGGTGGCTTAATGGAGACCCGGCTGATTGGTCTAACACGACGTGGCGTCATATCCGTGAGTTCTTCAAGCAGGCTGGACTTAAGGCCACTAGTAAGGCTCAATGCTTGCGCGATTACGCGCGTGAGGTTGACTGACATGGCGTGCCTATGGACTGCGGAATATGTGGGTGGCGCAATCCGCGTGCGCCGTCACAGGTCTCAGGCTGATGCGGAGGCGTATCGGGATGCGGTTCTGCGTGCCGATGGCCGGTTTCTGACGCGTTGCACTGTCGGTAGCGGAGAGGCCGTGCGCGTGGCGATGGTGAACCGGCTGGAACTGGCCGGTGTCGGCTGTCGTTCGCGTCTCATGCGGACGTCGTTGAAAAGACTGGTGGAACTCACTGACGAGTTCTGCTGCTGATTGAAAGGAAAGAATGATGATTACCGTCGAAGAGTTGAAGGCAATGCCGGTGGATGAGCCGATTGGCGAGGATGTCGTGAATGATATCGAAGTCATGGCGAACACCGGTTTGAGCCATTTCATCAAGAAGAGTTTCGAACCTTGCGAGGGTGTCTACCGTATCGATGATTTCGGCGACTACGTGCCTTATGAGGATTGGCGGAAGTTCTGGTCCGCGTTTCCCGAATGGTGCGAGTGGGTGTTCTTTCTGCACGACAATGCGCATTCCGATGACTATTGGAATTTCACCACGGAAGTATTGGGCGGGCTGACTCCCATTGAAATCGGTGAGCAATACGACGCTTCCTCTGATTACGACATTGACTTCGTGTTCTACACGGAGGCCGACGATGAGGGGCATGTGTGATGGACGCCCATGATTCCGACGTGTGCGCGAATGTGGTCGGCAAGTCGTTGGAGGCCGTCAGATTGCTGTCGGATCTTGGGAGCGGGAACGCTCCCGATTCGGCTTACGTGCTGGCCGCGTACGACCAGTTGACGACGGCGGCGTACCTGTTGCATCAGATTATCCCTTGGACCAAGGAGGAAAAACAGTGAGCAAACGTGGCTTCTTCTCCCCTATCGCTGAATATGATGGGTTCGATTATGCGTCCGGCAGGTCGTTCTGGCGTCGTCGTTCGTTGCCGTCGCTCCTGTGCGAGTGGCTTGGTGAATGGTTCCGTGGCGTAAGGGCGGCTCGCATGGGCTATTCAACCTGGCTGTACGTCCAGTGTTCCGGTGGCTGCATGATTCCAATGGACATGCTGAACTGGGACACGGATTGGGTTGACTGAGTGTCGGCGGCGTGGCTTCGCCGCCGATGATATGGTGTCCTTAAGTCTGGAAGGAGCCGCCATGGGGTTGCGTGATCTGCGCGAGCGTAACGGTTTGACGTTGCAGCAGTTGGATTCGCTTACGGGCGTGGATTTCACGCGCCTGTGGGTGTATGAGAACCATGCGGACGAGGCACGAAACATGTATTTAGGTACGGCTGCGAAGCTGGCGCAGGCGTTGCATTGCAACGTGTTGGACCTGTATCCAGATGAGCATGTGTGGCGTGGCGGCGTGTCCGCTGGCGTCGTCGGATTGAAGAACATTCGCAAGGCACGCAAGTTAACGCAGGTGGAGCTGGCCGGATTGAGCGGCATCGCACGTCCATCCATCTCCCGTTTTGAGACGAATGGTCGTCCTGTTTCGCAAATGTATTTGCGGACGGCGTTACGATTGTCTGAGGCGTTGCAATGCGACCCTGTGGATTTTCTTACGGAAGGATACTGACATGGGCATGAGGGAACTCAGACTGAAGCGCGGCATGACACAACAGCAGCTCGCCGACAAGGCAGGGCTTACTCAACAACGTATCGGAGCCTATGAGAATGGTGTCAATTCTATCGAGAATATGACGCTTGATAAGGCGATTCGTATTTGCGACGCGCTCAAGGTGCGCAACCCAAGGAAACTTCTTGATTCTGACCCTGATTCTGAATCTTCCGCGGATTCTAAGTGACCCGCAGAAGATAATGTTCAGCCGATAGTATCGGCGCGAAAGTAAGGAGGTGGCATAGTTGCCGGGAATCAGTAGGTTTTTCGGTATCGTCATTTACATGTACGCCAATGACCATGGCCCCGTGAAGCATTTTCACGCGGAATATAATGGCCATTGGGCTAAGTACTCGTTTGATGGCGATTTGATTAAGGGCGGTTTGCCTAGGAAACAGGAACGTTTGGTATTGGCGTGGGCTGAAATACACCGTGAGGATCTCGAATCCAATTGGAAGTGTGTTGAAGCCCATGTGCAACCCGGACACATCGAACCGCTTAGGTAAGGAGGTTTATTCATGTGTGACGGTGTTGTTTTGGTGACTGACGCGGTACCGCTTGACGGCCACCGTGTGGCAGTCAGGTTCAGCGATGGTTATAGCGGCATCTTGGATATGGCTAAGTATTTTGGCTATCCGGCGTTCGCTGGGTTGAATGATCCTGCGGTGTTCGCTACTGCGCGGGCTGGTCTCGGTACGGTGTTGTGGGGTGACGGTGATATAGACGTCGCACCTGATACCGCGCGTGAGGAGGCCGTGCCGTTGGACGCGTAGGCCGCGTCTATGAATCCCGGTTGCTTTTGCTGCCGGGATTTTGTTTATTCGAACGTGTTTGGCGGGTTCCCCGTCTGATGAAAATACCCCAAGAGTGTTGCATCACTCTTGGGGTTTCGCTTAAAACAAACCGATTTATAAGCCCTCTCATTTTAGCAAGGGGGCTGGAATGGAGTGTGTGTTATGAGTATCCATTTTTATGCCGGGTATTGGCAGTTTGGTATCGGCGTTACTAATTTTGAGGGTGAGCCGTATTGTAGCCTTTTGTCTTTTGACTCGCGTAAGGAACGCGACGCTTGGGTTGCTGCGGATCATTTCGACAATAATTGGCATCGTAGCGCGGTGTCGCGTCGTGAGGCGTTGCCGCTTATGCGCGCTGAGCTTGCCGATCTTTTCGACGGTTATGACGGCTGGCGTGTTGATGGCGTGTTTTATTCGTCCATCGGCGACGCTTTCGCGGCGTTCTTCAAGGCTGAGGCCGCTGCGCATAGGCGTGCGGGTGTCTGATTCATTCAGTCTGTTTGTTTGATTCCAGGGCGTGGTGGTGGTGCTACGCCCTTTGTTTTCAACGTTTTTCTTTTCAGACATGGACTAAAAAGGAGTACACCATGAACGGCAACTACAAAGGCACGGAACACTACACACTCACCAAAACCGAAAACGGGTGGCATGGCGACCCGAACGATTGCGAATGGCAATGGTTCGACTTTCCTGATCTGACATTCACCGATGACGGCGACTGCCGGTTCGAACTGGAGGCCGAAGCCATCGATGCGGCGGTTGACCTCTACGAATACCGGGAATTTCTCACCATCCTTTCCAATGAGATAGAGGAACTCCGGCAGCAGATCGATGCCGTTGAATAGAAGTGGCGTAACCCGCCCAAACTTCTTGGCACTTCCGTGGTTGAAACCACGGGATTCCTGCGAACTGGGCTTGCACCAATCATGTCAGCAAAAGAAAGGACAAACAAAATGACCACCGCAATCGACATCAACACCAACGAGAACATCTCCATCAAACCAATCGCAATCTACCAGAGTGACGCATTTGACGTTCTCCTCCTTGCCGACGCGAATACCGGCAAGGGCATCTGGAGGGGTTTCGACTACCAGTGGTATACCGACCCGGAAGACGGAGACCTCGACCACGACGCCGACAAAATCGAAGACGTGTACGGCGCAGACGAAGAAGAATGGGAGGCCGCGGCAAACGCGAAGCTTGCGGAATATGGTTTTAAGCTCGGCGACTTCGATGAGAAGGCCGGAGACCGTTACACGCTAGTCGAGGCCTGACATGGCGCGCGGAAAAAACAGGCGACTTCGCCTCATCCCATCCCACTTGCCGCTCATCCGCGACAAACTCGCCGACTTCGCCCAATACAGGCTTAGGAAACTCGGCTCGCAAACTCAATACGAGGCCATGATGGCCAACGCCTGGAGCATGACCGATCAGATCAGAACCGCGCAATTGTGGTGGGTCAGCCGAGATATGACGCGTCTGGCCGAGGACACCGTGCAGGCCGGAGATTTTCCAGAACCCGATCCGCCGGCGCAATGCGGGATGATATTTTTCGAGGGCGACGTGCAGCACATCTCATTCCGCTTCGATAACGACGGGTTCGGCGAAACTCGCGTAGCCGCGATCCTATGGCAGGATGCGGGGCGCGAGAGCGTCAAGATATCGGTGTTCACCGACAATCCCGTGGGGATCAGGGAGATGCACGCCGATTCATTCGGCCTCCCCATCGTCTCGCTCGCCCCCTCCGTCGTCCGCGAGAACGACGGGAGCTTCCAGTGGCTCTGCGGCCTGCTGCACGCGGTGTGGGCGTTGAGCGCGGAACCGCATATCTGCGAGGCAAAACCGGCGAAACCCGATATGGCGCATCCCCTGCCGCAGCGTTTCGACCCGGAAATACGCAAGGTCAAGATGCTGGTGCTGCGTGAGAACCTGCATCGTCCGGGCGGAAGCGCCGATGATGACGAGCGGGTGCGACGTGAGTATTCGCACCGTTTTATCGTGCGCGGCTTCTGGAGGGATCAGGCGTATGGCCCGAATCATTCGCTGAGGCGTAGGCAGTGGATACCACCGTTTGTCAAGGGTCCGGCCGACAAGCCTTTGATCTGCAAGGAGACGGTGCGCATATGGAAACGGTGAGCGACATGATCGCCGGTTTTCTCGCCGGCCTGACGCCGAGCACAAGGGCGGGGTATCGGAGCGTCGTATCACGATGGCTCCGCTGGTGTGCGGATAATGGCATCGACATGCTGCGGGCGAAGCGCACCCATATCGAGGTGTTCGCCGCCTATGGCGACGGCATGCGGCCAGCAGCGAAAAGCACGGTGTACAAGACTCTGAGCGTCGTTTGCGGCCTCTACCGCTACCTCTGCGAGGAGGGATATATCGACTGCGATCCGGGCGAGCATGTGCGTAGGCCGAAAATGTATGGTCATTCGGATGGCACGTATCTCACCCGCGAGCAGGCTAGGCTTTTTCTGGCCGAAGCTCGTGGTATGGATGCGCGGACGGATGCCCTGTGCAGTCTGCTGCTGTTGACTGGTGCGAGGGTCGGTGAGGCGCTCGGATTGGATGTCGAAGACTGTCATCTGGATGACGGGCGTCCGTGGGTGCGGTTCGACCGCAAGGGCGACTGGTCCCAGCGTGTGGCCATTCCCTCCGAGGCGTCCAAGGCTCTCGCACGACTCATCGGCGGACGTAGGCATGGTGCGGTATTCCGTGAGGATTCCGGCGCGCGTCTGAGACAGCAGACCGCCGTGGGCATCGTATCGTCCGTGGCATTGCGGGTCGGCGTGCCTGGAATCTCGCCGCACTCGCTGCGGCGAACGTTTTGCACGCTCTCCCGTGACGCTGGCGTGCCGGACAGGGACATCATGGCCGCAGGCGGGTGGAACAGTCCGCAGATGCTCGACTATTACGATATGGCGCGCCGAGGTCTGGATGGCAGGGCTGGCGATGGATTGCAGAGATTCTTGAATGATGGATGATTTGAAGTCCAACGGAGCTGTTGACCGAGAAAAATAGTGGGGGTGGTTTGAATCCACCCCCATTCATATGCCATTGTAGACCGCTCAGACGGCGCTTGACGCAGTGTGTAGCCAATTGTCCACCAATTCGGCTTCGTTGACTGGCTCGAAACACCATGCGTCCAATCCGACGTTGATCTCATTATGATGCCTGCCGAACTCAAGCGGGTCATACGCGTGCGTATGACCGTGCAGGAGCAGCGTGTTGTTCATGCGTGGTAGCGCGTATTCGGCCAATTCCGGCGCGTTCCAATTGGTTGAGACTGCGCCTAGGGGTTTGCTTTGCGTGAAGTCTTCACGCCATTGGTAGTGGCTTAAAAATACCGTGTGTGGATTGTTGCCCCGCCCGTCTCTGATTTCGGTGATGCCGACTCTTCCGACTTCCCCGAACACGCTTGCCAACTTTTCCAGCGTGCGGCTGGAACTGTGCAGTTCGTGGTTGCCGAGAATCAAGTGTCTGCGTTTGCGCGGAACCTGTAGATTCTGGATGCGCATTATCGCCTGATCGACGCTCCACGTGCTGCCGGAACTGATGTCTCCGAGGATGTAGAGTTCGTCTTCCTTGCCGACGTATGTGTTTATCGTTCGTATGATGTCGGCATCGTGCTTCCGCCAGTCAACGCAATCCTTGAGTTGTCTGCCGTCGTGTTCGGCCTGTTGTTTGATTGATTCGTCGCAAGCGTATCCGGGTAGCGCGTAACCGCGTAGCGCGGCCACGAATGGGTGTGCGAAATGCAGGTCGCTGGTGAACCATTTCATGCGTCCGACTCCCTCGTATCGTCGTGTTGTCTATCCCACGTATCCAATGTTCTTCCAGACATCTTCACTGACGATGATTGTCGTCTCCGCTGGTATTTGCACGGTGACTGCGGTGAGTGAACGTGGAATGATTTTTGCTTCTATGAACGTCGCCAGCCCAAACTTCCACATCGTGAACTTGACTAGTTCGCCCGATAAGGAGATCGTGTTGACGTTGCTGATGACGGTTATATCCCTTCCTAAGTGCGTGGAATTCAGATTTTTGGCTTTGATTGTCTCGCTCATTCCGCGTAGCCTCCTAGTTCTCGTTGAGTCCGTTTTCGTTGGATGTTTCCGAGCGTGGGAATGTGGTGCCGTGGCTGTTCGTGATCCGTTCCAACTCCATGAACTCTTCGACCGACATGTTGACGCTTGCGTTCGTGCAATTATCCGTTATCTTGACGTATCTGTTGGTTTCATAACCGTATCTGTCATACGTATGGATGATCTGTAGGGTCACTCCATTCATGACGTTCGCCCATGTGATTATCAGTCGTGAGGAGATGTGCGGACCCTCTGACTCCATCTTGTCGGTGTTTTGATAGTGGAATCCAAGTTTTATCAGCTTGTTTGCCAGTTCGTCTGTTTCCTTGGTGAAGTCGAGTACTTTCATTGTGCCTCCTTGGTGGTGGTGTCCTGTGTCGTGTCGATGACGCACGCCACATCCCCTTTGTTGGTGTTGCCGCTGATCTGCAATTAGTCTCCGAACTTTTCGAGAATGAGTATGCCTATGACGCCGATAATCCAAGCGATTATCAGGATGATTGTGATACCGGCCAGTGCGAGTAGTGGCATCCAAATGGGTGCGATCACCCATATCCATGAGTATGGGAATTGTCCCATGATTTTCAGGAGTGCCAGCACGCCGGACAATAGTAGTAGGATTGGCGAGCAGTTGATGTTGACTTTCAATTCACTCCTCCGTGTAGAAGGTGAGAACGTGTAGTTTCTTTCGTGCGTCCAATCGTTCTCCGAACATGCCGTACTGTTTGACTGGTTCGATTTGGTCTCGCATGTGATGCGCGTGGTAGGTGATGGTCTTGCCCTTGTCGGTGATGCTGATAGTGGCGGTCATCGGATGACTTCTTCCACTAGGGCGAGATTGCTTGCCGGAATGGTTTTGCTGACGCCGTTTCTAAGGTTCTTGAACGTGAATGACAATGGTTTCATGCAGTTCTCATCTTCGAAGTCGATGATGCATTCCACGTCGTCCCAATGGTCAACCCATTTGGAGCCGACCAATCTGGGGTCGGCGTGAGTGTAGACGATGATGCCTTTCTCACGGTCGGTGCGCGAGTATGCGAATCCGAGATCATTGAGTTTGACCGCGTATGGCGGGTTGGAGAGGTCGATGTTCATGCTTGTTCCTCCTGTAGGAGCATCCAAATGTTCGTTTCCTTTTCGGGGTTTCTGACGGCGAGCTTGTACACGTCGGACAGCCGGTAGCGTTGCTTGCGCGTGTCTTTGACTGGCGTGACGGGTTTCAGGTCTCCCCTGCTGACCCAACTGCGCATGGTGCCGGGTTTGACGATGATGCCGCATTGCAGGAGCAGTCTGCGGATTTCGGTCTGCGTGCCGGTGATGTGCGTGGCGAGGAGTTTGTGTCGCCTGTTCTCACGGATGGCGGAGACTGGATACACTTGTCCGCAGTCGGGGCATTTCGGTGCGAACGTGGCGTTTGGAATGACTTTCACGATGCGGTGGCAGTCGTCGGTTGGGCATTCGCCGATGATGATCTGGTCTTCGAGGGTGAAGTCGAGGAGTTCCTGGGCCTTGCGTCGGATACGGTGGATGATTCGCGCGTAGGTTGGTGTCGCCTTGCTGGTCTTCCACTTGTCGGTGAGCCGGATGTTGCGGATGAGTGTTTCGAGTTTCCGGTCGTATGGGGCGGTCACGTTCAGGCATCGCGCGTATTCGTTGATGATGTCACGGAGGCTTGGAATGTCGTCCATGCCGTTGCCTTCGATGAGTTCGAACGCGGTTTCGCGTAATGGTGCCGGGGAGGTGGCGAGTCCGTTATGTCCGCCGCCTCCGCCGTTGCCTGTCTTGTCCATGCGGTTTGTGCGCCATTCGAGGTCTTGCAGGTGGTTTTCGAACCATTGCAGGTCGAATTGGAGTTGGGTTTCGCAGGATGTGCAGAGGATATGCTTGTCGTCGGTTGTTTTCCAGCATGCCGCGCATGTGGTTTGCGTCAAGTGTTGGCTCCTTGGTTGCGTTTTGGGTGTGTTTGGTCTTGTTGCCTCAACCCTTTGTTTGCAACCGTTGGGCGACTTGTCTAGTATAGTGTGTGTGTCAGATTAGCGTTGGCTGTTCTCCTTCCGTTGGCGTGGCTGGTTCGGGGTCGTTGCGGTGGGCTTCGATTTGGAGTACGAGTCTCCTGTCCACGTGCAGTAGGCGGCTTATCTCGTCCGCGTCGTAGTCGAGGTCCGCGTAGTGGAGGACCTGGTTCCGTAGGCTCATTCGTATTCCTTCTCCAAGTGTTCGTCGTATAATATGACGGACACGATCGTCACGTATGCTCCGCAGAGGAACGAGAGTATCGCTATGGATATAGGGTTCGCGTTGGCGGTGATTTGTATGATGATGATTGCGAGCATCGCTATCGCGTTGACCGCGTAGGACGCTTTCTTGATTATGTACATGATCTTCTCCATGTCTTCGATGCTCATGATCGTTTCTCCTTGACCGGTTTGCAGTTGTGTGGCGCTGGTGAGATTCCGCTGGTCCGACATGCGTATGATTGGACGTCACCACGGAGGATGATGGTGTCCGACGTCTCTACTGCCCAGCCGATATAGCCGATATAGCCGATGAAGCCGATCATTATCGCGACGGCGATGACGATGGTTTCAATCCTGTCTTCGATGCCTTCGATGCTCATTCGCTTACCGCCTTCCGTGCGATTTCGAGCATTTCCCGAGAGTCCCTGAGATAATTGGCTCGCATCTCCGGCTCGGCCAGAGTCCAGAAGCAGTCCTCACTGGGCATGACGTCTTCCCAGGCTGGTGCCATGTCCCACCACAGCAGTTTTTTCGCCACGGCCTCAATCTCAACGGCAGTTGGTGGAGCAGAACGTCCGGCCATGTACGCTGTACCGGCAAGCTCCCGAACCGTCTGAAAAGTCAAATCATCATCCATGCCACGCTCGTAAGCGTTGGCCTCGTCAAGCATGATGCTCAATTCGTCCTCTTTCCGTTAGCTTTGACCATTGCCCAGAGGATTTCGCTTGCCGGACGCCGCCTGTATGACAGGTCGTTGTATGACTGCACGTGGCCGAGAATCAGTTTCGAGCCGGTCGAATCCGGTGTCAGGATCGCGTTCACGCGCTCCGGCACCATCTTCTGCCATACGATCTCGTCGCACAGCTCCTTCGTGCAGACCAGATAGTTCTGGTCGCCATAGAACGTCAAGCCGTTACCGCTCGTGAAGTCAGCCATGCATGACTTGACCTCGTAGAATCCGAAGCAGCCTTTCTCCACGCTTGCGGGCACCGGCTCGCCGTTGATATTCCACGGTTTGAAGCCCACGTAATCCACTCGCCGCTCTTCAGGCGTATTCCGGTCGAAGTTGACCTCGCTCGCCCAAAACGCGGTCTGATTCCTCAATCGTTTCTCAACCAGCTCGGACAGCATGGCGGTAGTTTCAGCCCTGCTCATTTCGCGTCCTCGTTTTGCCTGGTGGTTTCGGTTTCATGTTCATCGAATGAGACTGCTAGCCTCACGTGGCTATTCATGATCGCGGTGGGAACAGGATTGTCAGGCCGTGAAACGGATACGATGCCGGAACCATCCGTATAACTCACAGCAAGCCCGTAGATACCGTCCCCGCGTTTTTTCCATCCGCTTTTCAGGTAGTATGTTTCGTTCGTATCGAGTTCCACGCGTAGACCCATGTCATGCGGGAGGAATTCCACGCGTAGACCCGTGTCATGCGGGAGGATTTCTGGCACACTGCTCTTTTTCGTGTCCTCGCTTTGCTTTTCCTCGCTTTGCTTTTCGAGAACGTAGACGTTCGTGGCGCCGAATTCGCCAGATGGAAAGTTCGTTGGCGATATGGCATCCACCCGTGAAATCTCCCAACCATCGTTCAGTAAATCTTCAAGCACACTCTGGTTTTTTAAGCTATACCAGCCGTCGTGGCAACTCCAATACAGCGCGCGAACCTTGTATTGACTGCTCATTTCGCATCCTTCCTTTTGTATTCGTTCACGACGTGTTTCCAGTTGATGCTTGCATCCATAGGGTCGCTGTACCAGTTTGTAGAGAGGTGTTTTCTGGGGCATTGGAGCCGGTATATGGTTGTTGTTTTCACGGCTTTGAGGGTTTCGTAGTATTTCTCCGTCTGTCCTTCCGCGAGGACGGGTAGTCTGCCGCACGTTGGACACCCGTATCCGCTGTATTCGCGTTTGAACCACATGATTATTCCTCCGTGTCCTCGATTGGCTTGCAGTCGTATGGGGTCGGGCTTATGTCGCTGATCGTGCAGGCGTATGATTGATTTCCGTCGCGCATGATGATGGTTCTGGAGGTTGTCTCGGCTTTCCATACGCAACCGAAGGTGAGGATGAATGCTGCGGCCACGGCCACCACCATCAGTCCGATCAGCAGGTTTTCGGCGATGTCCGACCAATCCGGTTTCCATTTCATTTTTTCGCATCCTCGCTTTGATTTTGAGCAGCGTTTCGCCCTATTCGGCTCAGCATAAAGCCGTCCAGATAGAGTTGGAAAAGGCTCACGTACTGTCCATGGTCGATGTCGCCTTCCGGTTTTGCATACCGTTGCATGTTCAGGAGTGCGACCGGCAGTCCGGTGTGTTCCTCCCGTTCGATGTGGAACGGTATTTCCTCCTGACCGTGGGAGTTCTCTCGGATGGCCACACCGTAGTCGCCAACCTGTGGGTGCATGTCCGGGCTGCTGTCATCGATGTCTTCATAGTTGAGATAGGACGGCAGGGAGCCGGTGTAGCCGAGCAAGGAACGGCATTGGTCAGCTGTCTTTTCGTATGCGTTGATTTGTCCCTTCACGACACCATATGCGTCCATGTCACGCTGCATCAGAAGAGCGTTTGCAAGCCGCAGACCTTCGATCTCACGCTGCTCGCACCAGTCGATGACTTCCTGCAATGCTTTGTCTTTTTCACTCACGTTCGTTACCATGGTGTTCCTCCTTGTCTTGTGGATTGGAAGTGAATATCGCCGCCACTATCGCAAACAGCGTCAGCATCGCCAACGCCGCCATCACGCCCAAGACGATGACGATGAAAACGCTTGAAATATTCCAGCAGACTTCGGTAAGACTCATGCGCTCATCTCCTTGAGGATGTTCACAGCTTTCACGCCATTGGCCAGATGCTTCTCACCGGCATTCACGCTGACGATTACCGGCTGATATACGCCTTCGACCGTCAATGATTCGCGGATTCCTTCCGTCGCGCCTCGTAGCTCCTTGCGAAGTTTCGACGGCACATGTTCCAGATACCCGTCGATGATCGTGCCCTCGTCGAGTTGGACTATCGCCCTATGCCCGGCGAGCGTGCTCATGAGCAGTGTCCGCCAGTCCGTCAATGATTCATGCACGTCGCTCATTGCCACATTCCTTCCTCGTTGGTGTCATGGTTAGTGCAGTCGAATATTCCGGCGAGTTTTCTAGCGGCCCGTCTCGCCTGCCGTAACGCCTTCCTACGACTGCCGTTGTAGTCCGCGAACAGGTATTCGCGCACTGCCGCATACCACCATGTTTCGTCGGGACTGCTCCAACTCCATAACGTCACCGTGTATCCTCCCAGCGTGTGGTCGGGCATTATGTAGGATTTGCGGATGCTCACGCAATATTCCTCATGCTCGGTCATTGGCCTGTCCCCTTCTTTTGCTTTTTGGCGAAGTAGTCACATATCACGTCATCGACTTTCAGCACCTTGCCGACTGCGAGAAGCCAAAGATCCAATGCTCGGCTTGGATATGGCGTGTCGCCGGTGGTCAGATGATTTTTGGGGCACTCGTAATGCATGACGGGCTTGTTCTTGTCCGTGAGACTGCGGCATTCCACGATGACTGGGCTTGCGCCGCAGTACGGGCATTTGACGTATCGGACTTCCCTATGCTTTCTGTTGAACATTCGTGGACTCCTCCTTGAATGATGCTTCCAACGTGTCGGCGAACACTCGCACTGCGTGATCTACCTTCTTTGCGAAATCCTTCTGCACGTGGGCTGGGATGATGCCTTTCCCGTAGTTTCCAATCGTTTCGCAGGTGGTCACGTAAATCGGTACGTCCACACGAACTTCCGCAATCTCAATCGGCGGTTCGAGCACCGTCACATGGAATGTGATGCAGCGGGTTCCCACTCGTTTTTCTTCACTCATTTGCTTTTCCTTGGTTCGAAGGTCTTAATAATCCGCTGCGAAGTATCACAGGTTACGCGCACCTCGTACGGCCTGTGACGGGAGTCGGCATGCTCCTGTGCTGCATCCGATGCCTCTTGGAACGTCTTGTACACTCGGCATGTGTGCAGTCTCATATCACCTTTCGGCCAGATGATGTAGCCGGTCCAGATGCTTGTGTCCAACGCGCCCATGCCGTCCAAAAGTGGTCGAATTCGACTACTTTTATCCTCTTCGTTCTGCACGAGATCACGCAGCTGGTCAAGATGCTTGTACCCAACGCCCATGCCGGTCACTTGTATTCCTCCACGGTGTCGCAGCCGATGGTCGTGCCGTGGTCGGTCAGACAGACCCATGTCACGTCGCCGGTCTTGACCGTCGTCATCCCGTAATCGGGATGCGTGGACGTATACCAAGACGCGTAGAGGCCGAATCCAGACAAAAGAACTATGGCGATGACCACCGCGAACGCGACAATCAGAGCTTTATCAACCTCGCCCAATCCGTCCATCACTCGCCATCCTTTGCGATGGCGGCACCCATGGCTTCCCGATACTTCTTCGTCCGTTGGAACCGGTCGGCGAGCCTGTTCGCCGCCTCGTCGATGATCTCGTCCTTGCGTTCTTCGAGGAAGCTTTGCAAAGCGTTATCCAGCAGCTTCTCCCACATGAGTTCCCGCGAATACGCGCTGGAATGCGCGAAAACACTGTCCACGGCTTTTTTGGTGAGCTTGTCGAGCACGTCCGTGTAGGCGTGTTCCTCGATACGGTTCTGGATGGTCTTGTCGTCAATGTTGATGGCGAACTGCACGATATGTTCCATGATTACTTTCCTTCCTTCTCGATCTCATTGATCTTTTCGGCGAGCGCCAAACGTACCGTCCATGCGGTTCCGCGCTCGAGTTCCAGCCAGAATCGTCCGAGATCGGCCCAGTTCTCAGTCGCCAGTATTTCGAGAAGCCTATCGGCCTTGGCGTGGGAGGCGCAGGCATTCTCTCTGCTCCATGCGGCGATTGGCGGCACGTTATGGTCGAGCGCGTCATTGATGAACCAGAGCGCCTTTTTGAGGTCTTCCACACCGTTCTTGTGTTGCCATCTGAAGCAGTATTGGATGGCTTGGCCCCAGTCGGAGCTAAGCAGTCTGGATAGTTCGATGCATTCGAATGGGCCGTCCTTGTAGTGGCTTGGATTTATGTTGTCAGTCATTTAGCACCATCCTTGCCTTCTCGAATGCCTGGTTCACGATTTCCATGTGCAGTCGTTCGCCTTCCTTGGTTGTCTCGAACCGGTCGTTCACTTGGCGGATAAGCTTCTTGCGGAGCAGTGCCCTGCCGGTCTGGTTATCGACGGCCTGATATTGGCCTTGCATGTTGCTCACGTCAGTGAGCATTTCCTGCTGTTTCGGGCTGAGTGTCTGCATCATCGGTTCCTTTCGCAGATGGTTTCCAATGTCGGGTGGTATTCGTATGTGAGTGGATGCGAGTAGTAGTCGTTCCAGTACTTGTTGAAGTTTCGGTTGATGCCACGTTGGACGATGTTTGGCCGTCGTGTTGGCTCTTCCTTGTCTAATCGTTTGATCGCGTCGGCGGTCTCGATGCCTTGCTTGGTTGGCTTGTAGGTGCCGTCCGCGAGGGGGATGATGAGATTCCTGTCGATGAGGGAACCTAACGTGGCTAACGGTTTTGCGTAGAATGCGGATGATGGCATTCGATGCGTTTCGACGATGTGGACAAGCATTGACGCTTGTGTGTTTCGTAATCGTTGTCCGTGGATGGTGTAGACGTTTCGTTTCATGACTGGTTCCTGTCGTTCATCGTCCGGTCGAACCGAATCCGTTTCCTCCGCGTTCCGTCGTGTCGGTGAATTCGACGACCTTGCGGATTCTGGGGGTTTCCACCGGCGTGATGACGAGTTGCGCGATACGGTCGCCGCAACGGAAGTTGATGCGGCTGGTGGACGTGTTATGCAGGATGACTTTGATCTCGCCACAGTATCCGGCGTCGATGATGCCGCCGAGGATGTCGATGCCGTAATTCCTGGCAAGGCCGGAACGTGGGCAGACTCGTGCCATGTAGCCTTCGGGCAGGTTGATCGCGATGCCGGTTCCCACCGTGATGCGGCCTAGTCCGTCGATGTGGAAGTCTTCGATGCAGTGTAGGTCGAGTCCGGCGTCCGCGTCGTGAGCGCGGGTGACTGTGGCGTTTGGGGTGAGCGGTTGGATTTCGAGGGTTTCTAGGGTCATTTCACTGTCCTTGCTGGTTGCTGATGGTTTCGTATTCGGAGATGTCGCGGTTGAGGCAGTCGGTTGTGCGATGCGTGGTTTCGTGGCCGCAATCGTATGGGTCGCCGCCGTGGGCGAGTCGCAAGAGGCGGAAGCTGGTGAGGTCGAGTCGCCGGTGGCTGAGCTTGTGGAGGATGCCGCTCGTGTTGGGCATGTTCACGTCGAGCCATCGGATATCGAAGTGGACGTTGGTTTCCGGCTGGATGCATGAGACCGGGGTCGAGGCCCGTATCGACGAGCCAGACGAACATCTGCTGGTCCACGTTTCTGAGCGTGTCTTCCGCGTTCATGCATTCGCCGATGAGTCCGTTTCTGGAATGCATGTCGATGGTCGTGCTGTTGAACGCGCGGATTGGCGTGTTGTCATCGAAACGGATGACCCTATGGAATATCAGGGGGTCGTCGGTAAGTGGCACCTGAAGGCCCTTCATGTCGGTGATTCTGGCTTCGACTTCCAGTAGATTGTCGGACATTGGGTCGAGTCCGCTGGTTTCGACATCGAACCAGATGAGATAATTGTCGTCCATTGTTGGCTCCTTGGATTCACGTAATCGTTGGATATAGGTTTCCAGTCCGGTCAGGTCCACATGCGTTGGCGGATTGGGTTCGAGTTCCTTGAGGATTTCGGCTTCCTTGTCCCTTCGCCGCGTGTACCGCCAGTAGGCGGCTTTGCTTTCACGGATGCCGTACTTGTTGGTTTCCTTCCATTTGCTCATGGTGTTTTGAACAGGTCTCCCAGATCGTCGGCCACGGTTGGCTGGCATGCGATGGGCTTGGATGCGATTTGCGGACGGTCGGCCTGTTCGAGGGCCTTGCTGACGGCTTCGCCCAACTCTCGGGCTTCCCGCGCGGTGCCGAAGACGACGCGACGTTTGAACTCCCAATAGTCGTCCGCCGTGACGTGATGCTTGGCGGCGAGCTGCTGGATGGTGTTCTCGTCGGGAATCCGGCCCGCACGAATTTTCTTGCAGAGGATGTTGATGTCGGCGGCACGCATCCACTTGTCCGATTTGGTCGCATAGAATCTCACGACCGCCGTACGCATGTCTTGGATGTTGTTGCGCTTGTCGAGTTCGCGGTAGAACTCGTCCAATTGCAGGTCGTCCCATTGGGCGTTGCCGTGATGCGCGTTGATCGCGGTCAGCAGCATCGCGGCCTCTCCTTTGGTTATCATCCTGTTCCTCCCATCGCCCGCTGGCGTTCCTCGTCGCTCATGTACTGCCATGCCCTGTTGAGGTTCGCCATGCGGTTCGATTCGTTGCGGCTTATCACGGTCGGATTGGTGCGGAGGGTGAGGGTCGGTCGGATGTCGTATTCGTTTTCCCACCCCGCCGCGTTGAGCCATGTGGCCGCGTATTTGACGTATTTGGGTTCGGTTCCTTCGATCTCGACCTGTCTGGCATAGGCTCGTGCGCTGTTGATGATGGTGTCCGCGCCCGTGTCTTGGATGGCGTTCTTCCATGCTTTCCAGGCGGGACGCTTGTCAACGTGTCGTGGATACGCTTTCCAGAAGGTTTCGAAATCGGCGGAATACTTGTCGTCGGATGCCTGTCGTGCGCGGCTTCGGCGTTTGCTTGCCGTGTTGCGGGCCGTCCGGTCGGCGAGTTCTTTTCTGGTGTGGTTCCCGTTCGACTGGTATTCGTTGATGCGCACGCCGGTGATGGTCTGTTGGAACAGGCCGATGTCGATGAGGGTTTCGATCTCCTGTTCGGATGCGCCAAGCGTGTACGTCAGCTGGTCGGTGTCGATGTCTCCATCCGTGAGGTTGCAGCTGCACCAGCTCAATGCCATGACGTAGATGAGCGCCGCTCTTGGCATTTCGTCGCGGAGTCTGCATATCCTCGCGTCGGCCCAGAATCCGTTGTCGAGTCGGGTGTAGCCGTCCCTCACTTCAGATTCTCCCGTCATGTCATGAGTCCTATCCCGATGTCGATGAAGATGGTTATCGAACCGCCCTCCACTAGGGTCATGCCCAATATCCACAGCCAGTCGCCTGACGGCCTGTTACGGTCGATGAGGTTCAACGAGCCGATCATGATGACGAATCCGATGGCGCTGACGATGAGGGCGCATGTGGCGACTATCGCGATCATGATTGTCCTTCCGGTCCGAGTGGCAGTCCGTCGTTGAGGATGAGGGCTAGGTTCTCCAAGGTGATGCAGACGTATTGTCCGCTCCGCCCGATGAGGTCGATGTCGAATTTTTCAGTGAACCGTCCGGCCAACGCGCACATGGTGCGGTAGGTTTCCAGATCCGTGTATGCGAGCTGTTGGCCGATTCGTTCGAGCGTGGACAGGCCGACGCGTGGCTTCTTCTGCACGACCCACGGGTAGGGGCTGTCAAGGTTTCCGGCCTCCTCGACCGCCTCGTTGTAGTGTTTCGTGGCGTCGAGGCGTTTGGTGTTCTTGACTTCCACGCATACCGGCTGCCCGTGGAAGAAGATGTTCGCGATGTCGCCTAGGTCGTCGCTGCCGTGGAGACGGCGGCGGATGATGCGTTGGTCGTTCAACGCCCATTGCAGGTAGTGTTCCACCGCCGTTTCCATTGCCGTTCCGGCTTTTTTGGCCGACTGTCGGTTGCGTGGCATCAGAACGCCGGTTCTCCTGCTGGCTGTCCGAATCCGTCGAATCCGCTGCCACTCCACGGGTCGGGGCCTGCCTGCTGCGGCATGGCGGCAGCGGGAGCGGCTGCGGTCTGGCGTTGGCCGTACTGCTGGCTTGCGTTCACCAGTTGGGCGGTGCCCCATCGGAGACTCGGACCGATCTCGCGGACGTTGACCTTCTGCGTGTAGTGGGTGACGCCGGACGAATCATCGAAACGATCATCGGACTCGTTGCCGATGACGATATACTCGTCGCCTTCCTTGATGCTGTTTTGGATGTGCGTGGCGAGATCGTTCCATGCTTCGCAGGTGCGTGAGCAGGATGCGCCGTAACCCCATGAGCCGTCCGGGTTCTTGACCCTGTTGGAGCAGAGGATGCGGAACTGGATGTAGTTCTTGCCGTTCTTCGTGGTTCCGGCGTTGAACAGGTTGCCGTCCTTTTTGATTTTGACGATTCGTCCCACGAGGATGATGGTCGGAGTGCTCATTGCTTGTTCTCCTTGTCGTGTCGTGGATGGGTTTCGAGTCCGACCCATCCCTGCTGGTCTTCGGCTTTCATGTTTTTGAGACGGTCAGCCGTCTTGTGGCTGTTGGACGCTTCGACGTTGCACATGATCATGTGGCTTCGTGCTGCGGCGCAAGTGCTTTTGCCGCATTTACGGCAGTATGGGATGAGTCCCGTCTTGACTGGATCGTGACGCACGCAGTACGCGCACGTGCATCCGGCTCGTCTGGTGATGTTCAAGAGTTCGCCCCGCAGTCCGCTTCCTTCGGCTGTTTGAGACCGAGGGTGCAGTAGTGGAGAGGCATGTCGTTTCGGACGCGTCTCTCGGACACGGCCTCGCCACCAAACACCGGTACGAGTGGTGAATCCCATGGGTCCTTCATCTGTAAGTCGAAGTCCGGTCCCATGTAGGCGATGAGCTTCCACACGCCGCAACTGTTGAGGTGGTATAGGTTCGTCTTGTCCTTGTTGCGGTAGAAGCCCGGACGGGTCGGCAGTTTCTTCTCGCTGAGGCGTTCGAACGGGAATCGTTTCGAATGGCCGCTGCCGACGGCGAACGCCTCGGTGGTCTGCTGCAAGGCGTGCGGCGGAACGTTGCCGTGATGGTCCAGGATGGGCGTCCAAGTGTCGCCCGTGTGGAGCCATACGCTGCCGGTCGCGGCCTTGTAGAATCCGTTGGCCTTGGGAAGCTGCTTCTCCCACTCCTCGGCTTGGGTGTCGTCGGTTGGCTTGTCCTCGTCGGCGGTGGGGGTCTCGACCTTGACGAGCGTCGCCTTCCAATCGGCGAAGTCCAGCTCCACGCCGTCGTCGGGATTCTCTTCGATGGAGATGATCGTGTTCCAGGTGACGTTCAGGTCATGGTCGAATCTGATGGCCGGGCATAGGATTCCCTCATCGTCGTCTCGGACGACGAAATACTCGTTGTCCGTGATGATGAGCGACAATGCCATGAGATCACGGAGCGCAGGATCGTCGCAGGTGAGCGCGTCGTCCATGTCGATGTGCTTCAGCTTGCCGGTGACATGCTGTACGCCTCCGACTTCGACGGTGACGGTCATGTTGGCTGTCGAGATTTTGAGCGCGTCGCCGTAGGTGAGTTTCTTCGGGTCGTATTTCATTGTGCTGCTCCTTGCTGCTGCATGTGCTTGTGGTATTCGTTGATGAATGTTTGCGCCTGCACTGCCGTGAGGCTTACGCTCGTGACCGTCTGGTCGTGGAGTATTTTCTGGATGAACGCGTCAGCTTCATCCGGTTTGATCTGGCAGGCGCGGAGGATGTCGGTGACTGTCTTCAACTGGTCGGGACTGGCGGGACCATTGGGTGGAGCCTGGGCAGCGGCCTGCTCCGGCTGGCCTTGACGGACCTGCGGAGCGTATTGGCGTGGCTTCTGTCGTGGCTGCTCGTCAACCACTTCGGCTTCGACCATTTCCTCTTCGGTCTCGTTGTTGGTCTGCTGCATCTCGTCGGTCGTGTACAGGCCGCTCAAATCCTGCGGGAACGCCTTGCGTAATGCGAGGGCTTCCGCGCATTTCGCGATCATGGTCACCGGTTTCGAAGCCCACATGCTGGTGGGGACCTGCCTGTGGAGATTCTTGTCGTAACGGGTTCCGACATATTCCCTGTAGAGGGCCACGCCGGTGAACTCGCCTTCGCCACGGCGGACGGTGACTTTCGCCGCGACTGGAGGGGTCTGGGCGATCCACACGTCATGCCAGACGCCATCCTCGCCGCACCAGAGGGTTTCCGGTTCGCTGAACAGTTCATGGTTCCTGTCCGCCGCACGACGGGCGATGAGACGGAACCCGTCAATGCCGACTTGGATTGTCTGCTTGGAAACATATTCGTTGCCTTGCTTCTGACGGCGTTCGATCAGGTAGATTTGACGACTGAAAGGGTCAAGTCCGGTACGCTGGCATTGGTGCAGGAACACCGCCAAGTCGGCTGGCTGCGCGTTCTGCACTCCAAGCTGGGACAGTGCCGCGAGCTGGGCGCGGCTCCAAGTGTCCTGCTCGTTGGTGATGGTAAGGCTTTTGCACATGGCTACTCTTCCTTGGTCGAAGTGAGCATCTGGAACATCTTCGGGGCTATCTCGCTGGTGAAAACCTTGTCCACGAATCCTCTCGTGGTGCGAAGTGTTACGGTCTGGGCGCGTCCCGGCTTGAACTCGACGCCGGGCGGGAGTTCGCCGTCATGGTCCGCGATCATGTCCTTCAGATAGGCTTCCGACTTCGCTTCGGGGCGTGGCATCCACACAGCCTCCGCCGCATCGTTCCCACCGGGGATGAGGAATTTGCTGTCATGCAGCATGGCACCATACGCACGCTCGTCAACGACCTTGTAATGGCCTTCGGTGCCTTTGCTGAGACTGATTTCACCCGCATCCAGTCCGGCGAACGCGGCGTGCTCCTTATCGCCGCCGTCATGCGAGCGCCGCCATTCTTCTCTTGCGGCTTCGAGGGCTTCGGCGCTTCGTTTGTTCAGTGCTGTGAGTCCGGCGATGGTGGAGTTGAGTTCGTCGGGGCGGAGGCTGCTGAAGTCGTATTTGGGGGTGTTGGTCATTGTTGTTCCTTGGGTTGGTGTTCGATGGTGTCTACTGCGAGCTTGTAGAAGCTCACGTCGGTTTTGAGGGTTTGGTTCTCGTATTGGAGTCGTCTGTTTTCCGTGGCGAGTTTCCGGTTTTCGTTCCAGAGGGCGTGGATGGTGAGCGCGCAGTCGTCTAGGAAGTCATCGACTTGGTTGGCGTCGTATCCCATGAATGGGAATGAGAGTCGGAATTGTCTGTCTCGTATGTCTTTCGGGGTGACTAGTCGTCTGGTGGTCATTGTTTGATCTCCTTTGCTTGGTCCTTGATTTCGTAGAATCGGAGTAGGAGTTCCTTTTTGGTGAAGAGTTTGTTTTGGCCGGATTGGTATCCGAGGAACCCGTACAGGTCTTCGAATGTTTTCTTTCCTACTTTTGTGAAGGCGATTGCCTCGTCTTTGGTGAGGATGCCGTCTTCGAAGATGATGGGTGCCGTCAATTTGTGTGTGCTCCTTCCTTGGATTGGTGGTTGGTGTAAGCGGGTTGCGGCATGACGCTGGACGGTTGGCTCGCAAAAGGGTGTGCGGGGCGACTGGGAAAATAAGGGAAACCAGTCTGGCCGACCATCGTTCCCGATGCGGGACGGAGAAAACCAAGTGAAAAACTTCGTCCCGATGGGTGGCGTTGACGTCATGCCGCTGGCGTCCAAGCGCGGATTCGGACCGCGAGCCGTTCGAGATCATCGTCGTATACCTTTGAGTACAGGAGAAGATATGGTGTCTGGTTCGATTGGCGATGGTCTTGTGGTACGGTTCCTGTTCCCACTGTGTGGGCTTGGACGATTGCCGTGGCGACGTGTGTATGCAAACGCTTGTGACGGTTCGTTTGGATGTGTTTCGCCACGGCATGGAACATCATGGGATGTTCCATCTTTGCCAGCCGGTGAACGTGGACATTCGATAAACGTCCAATTTTCCATTGTTTGATTGTTTATCGGAGTGGCTGGCGAAGCTTATGGGTCCCCATCCGGGTTGCAGGCGGATGGGGAAGAATCAGTTGTTGTCGGCGAGCGCCTTGGCGATTGTCGGCATATTTGAGGCACTCAGTGGGATGAGCGGGAAGGCTGAATCTTGGAGGTCTTCGACCAGCTGCCCCCAGCTAAGGTATCCACTGAACTTGCTGTTATCGTAGATCAATTCACTCCAACAGCTGATTTTGCGCATGACGGCAGGCGTGTTCGTCACGTATGACCATGTGCCGTCCGTGTCATGGAGGATCAGGTATGGTTTGCCGTCGCGTGGGATGAAGAATCCATGCGATTGCGGTTCAGGTGGCAGTGGCGTTTTCTCCGGTTCCATATCGTCGGATTCGGGGTTGATGCCCGCTGCTTTGAGACGGTCGAAGAGGACCAGCGCGTAATCCTGCATGATGTAGGATTGAGCCATCATCAGGGAGGCTTCCCTTACGGAGATGTGCTTCCGTTCGCCGTTATTGTATTTTTCGATGATGTCGTTGATCTTGTCGATTCTGTCTTTGAGTTCGTGGAACTCCTCGACCATGCGGGTCTTGTAATCGTCTTCCATTACTGTCTCCTATCGTGATTGACCGTGAACGTCGGAAGCCCATTGGATGAACGCAGCCAGTTTCGATTCTGGAATCTCATACAATGTGCTCGTCTTTTTTTTCGTCTTTTTCGACGATGGATGCGCCTTTCCGCTCGTTGATGCGGAATACGCAGTGTCCGCCAGTGTCGAGAACGAATTCCTGTGGTGGTGCGGGAGGATTTAGCAACGTCATTCCGCCACCTCCGCTTCAAGTGCCTTGTCCAGGGCGATCTCGCCAAGACGTTTGTGCAGTAGTGCCAACCCCTTGCGGGTTATGCGCACGGTGGGAGGGAAGGCGAACTCCGTGCCATCATCCTTGACTCCATGCTTTTTAGACATGACCATCACGAGATGACCCGCAGCGCAATGCGCTGCTGTCGGATGCCAAGAGCCACCGGATTTGAAAATCCAGTTATGGTCGGCCATCCACTCGCGCAACTGTTTTCCCTTGATGGGGGTTCCGGCGTTCGACAGAACCTTTGCCGCATCGCGAATAAGCAGCCTGTCTTCCACGTTCGTGAAATCATCAAGCGCTTGAGCCTTCGGCTCCAGCTCCTTGATATGCTCGGACTGTTCGGCGATGCGACGCTTCTGCGCCTCCATGGTGCGTTGGCCGATCATCACGGCCTTCGCGAGGATGGTCATGTCATCGTCCACGTCCGTGGTGGGAATGTAGCCGCCAGTCCTGCGAATCTGCGGCAGCACCTCGTGAGTCACCCAACGTTTGAACTCGTGGGCCTCCGGCTTGCGGGATGCGAGGACGAGAACGTAGAGGCCAGATTCGGAGACGATTGCCCTGTTCGGGTTTCCGGGGGTTCCATCATTTAAAGTGATGGAACTTTTCTCGTCGTCATCGAGGCGGCGTGCCAGTGTTTGGCTTACGTTGCTGAGCTCAAGCACGTCGCATACGTCCTTGGCGACGAACCATGGTTCGCCATTCTCGTCAGTCAGTGTGCGCAATGCCGCGCCCTTGAAGTCGAATCGTTGTATTTCAGTGTTCACTTGGAGTCTCCTAGTATTCGACGGCTTCGATGCGGGTGATGAAGAAGTGGATGCCGGGGGCGCATTCGTTCCACCGGTTGGTATCGAAGTCTTCGACGTGCACGGTTTCGCCTTTTTTGTAGGTGAAGTCTGGGTCGAATGAACTGTATGCCGTGGTGTCTGGTGGAAGGCTGTTGCCTTGCCTGTCTTGCAGGTCGAGCACTCGCGCTGTGCTGGCGCGGCATTTGCGTCCGGTGCTGTTGGAGCGTTTTGCGTCGGATGGAATGAGAAGTTTTACGATGATGGGCGCTCCGTCGAGTGCGAGGGCTTTTTTCCAGCCGATGATGTCGCCTTCATCCGGAAGGATGCTGGTTTGGGCGACGGTGAGTTCCGATAGGTTTGCACCGCGCAGGTCGGCACCGAGTAGGTCGGCACCGAGTAGGCAGGCACCATACAGGTTGGCATCACACAGGTCGGCACCGCGCAGGTTTGCACCGCGCAGGTCGGCGCGGAACAGGTCGGCACCGCGCAGGTTTGCACCGCGCAGGTCTGCATAGCGCAGGTATGCACCGAGTAGGCAGGCGGTTCCGTATTTTTTGAGGATGGCTTCGATGTTTTCGCCTTCGAGAGTGCCGTGTGGTGTGGTGATTTTCATTGTGGTTCCTTGGCGTGTGTGGTGTGATTAGGCGGTTTGTTTGATTTGGGCGATTTCTCCGGGTTGGAAGCCGAATGCTTTGTAGAGTCCTATGAGCATGAGTGGTGTGCATTCGTTGGTTTTTTTGGCTCTGGCTAGGACGCTTTCGCTGACTCCTATTGCTCCGGCGAAGGCTTCGTCCGTTTTGAGGCCGCTCATTTGTTTGGTTCGGTCTAGGAAGCCGTCTCGGAACTGCATTTTGTATTCAGCCATCAGCACTGTTCCTTTCATCGTGAAGCATTTTGTTTTTCAACCTGAAAAGTAATATACCACAGTGAAAAGAGATTTTTCAAGTCGAAACACCTTTTCGGCGTGTTGACATGAAAGACTTTTTATTTCATAATGAAATACATGGATAAGAAAACATATTTCGCACAGCTAACGCATGATGCGGCGATCAATGAAATCAGCAACAAGACCGGACTCAGCGTCTCAACCCTCTGGCGTCAATACAACAAAGGATGCGAGTTCAGCGCCGAGTCGGTAATCATCATCGCTAGAGCATATGGCAAAAATCCCGTAGAAGCTCTGGTTGAGTTCGGATATATAAGAGCCGACGAGATGGCTAAAGGAAAGACCGTCGCAAGGCTGCATGACGCTTCGAATGACGAGCTTTTGCAGGAACTCGCACGCCGTCTCAAGGAGAACGCGGACGCCGACTGGGTGAACAGTCCGATCATCTACCGTGACGAATTCGACATGGCCGCGAACGACGATCCGAACGCGAGGCTTGAGGCCGAAACGCCGGAAGACTGACGACAGCAATGAATATGGCGGCGGTATTCACTCATGATGCCGCCGCCTAATAATACGAAGGGAACAATGTCACGAATCACCATCGACGTTTTGGAACGTCAGGCCGAAGCCATGCATGTGAGAATATTGGAAACGGACATGCCGGGCACTACCTGCGGACTGTACTGCGAACGGTTGAACACGATATGGCTTGCCGACTGGTTGAACGACCGGCAGAGGCTCTGCACCCTATGCCATGAGCTTGTGCACGCGAAGTACCGTGATCTCGGCTGCGGCACGCGGTTCGGCGTGAAGTGCGAGCGTAGGGCGCGACGCGAAACGGCGTTGACGTTGATAAGCCCGGTCGAGTTCGCCATGGCCGAAGAGGTGTACGGGGAAAATGCGTGGATGATGGCAACGGAGCTGGACGTGACCATGCAGGTTCTCACGGACTACCGGCAGATTCTCAAGGATGGCTTGTTTGAGAAACGCCCATGATTTATCAGCCGTCAATTGGGGGGATAATTCTTGTTGAGTCATATTGCAGGAGAGCAAAGGAGAGCGTCATGGGTTTTCTTATCGTCATCGCGGCTGCGTCCGTCGGTCTCGCGGTGTTCGTTCTGTTGACGCAGATGGCCGTGAGAAACGGCATCCGCATGTCCGGACTGATCGACTGGAAGACGCAGTACGAGTTGGAGCGTATGGAGGATGCCGGTGGCAGTCAGAAGCCGTTGGCTGAATTATATAAGAGCGTTGCCGAGTCTGAGGATGATACAGACAAGGTGGAGCGCAAGGTGAAGGAGCAGGCGTTGAAGTACATCAACTCGCGTAATTCAACCCATGTGACGAACGCGTGGATTTTCCTTGGCCTCGGCATCGTCCTGTGTGTAGTGGTCGTGCTCATCGCGGTGTCGTCGGACAGCATGATGTGACCGCATACAAAAAAACGGGGACATCCTTTCTATGAGGATGTCCCCGTTTTTTTATGTA